AGCAGAATCACAGTCTTCATCATATCCTTTCTCCCTAGCTAACTTAGCAGTTTTGAAATTAATTCTTTTCATATTATAAAACTAGTTTTGGCGGGGCTGAGATAGTGACCCTCACCGACCTACGTTCATAATAGAAGATAACTTTCTATTCAATCACACGCTCGAAACACGTAGTAGGCATAAAGATAATTCTTTATTAACGTAAATATATGAATTTACAATAAATAATACCTTCTGTTAGGTATTCTATAAGTTTAAATCAGCAAAATCAATAACATGAACGATATGCTGCTGTCCAATCTGTACTCTTCTCGTTGTTTGGAGCAACAAAACTATTCCTCAAGTTATTAAGAAAAAGATTCCAATGCTTTACCTCAGGATATATGTTATAAAAAGCTATGATGATATCTCTCTTAAAGACACGTCTATCATTTTTTACAGCACGGTATACTTGATTGAGATAAAACATTCTTTCCATTGCTTTATTAATTTCTGACATGGAAAGTTGAAGGGATCCTTCTTGAAACACTTTACTCCCATAAGTACCTTTAATAATCTGAAGACTTGCTCGGACTCCTCGCACTTCGTTACCACAAGTTTTCATAAACTCTTTCAGCCGTAGATATGCGGGCTTCTGTAGTATAACATAAGCGCGGAAATAATCTTCAGCAACCCATTTTTTGCTGATAGAATTAAGTCGAATAGCAAGTTGTACAGGATCTTCTTTAGTTGTAATTTCAAGAACACTTAGATGCCCACTGAACGAATGATCTTTGCACAAATGACAAAATGCAGAATACCTATGTTGACCATCCACTATGTAACCTTCTTTTGTAACTACAATAGGAGGAACCCATTCTCCTCTACAAATTGCTGACATTAAAGACTTAACTTTATCCCATCGAATTAAACGATTAGCTTCTAAGGTTTTAAAATCAGACCTTGGCTCTGTAATAGTAAAAAGATTTTCTTGACAGTTCAACATAGATTTCATTGTATTAATTGTTTTTTAGCGGACTAGCTAGGACTTGAACCTAGAACCTTCTGATTAACAGTCAGATGCTCTGACCTATTGAGCTATTAGTCCTATTAAAATATCCCAAGTAGGACAACGACCTCTGTTTTATGATAACTTGTATATAAATACTTTGCGTAGCTCATACTCGTCATTTCTCCATTCTTCTTGCGAAGTGTTGTAACTCTTCTTGGCTCCTTATTTGTGTTAATATAAACTACATCATAGCCTTTTTCTTTGTAGTATTCTGATATCTCCTGTTTCATAGTCTTGCTGGTAGGACTTGAACCTACAACCTTGATGGTATAAGCATCCTGCGCTAACCAATTGCGCCACAGCAAGATGTAGTATTTTATCATTTACTCTAACCAACTGAGTTAAGGGCCCAATAAAGATAGATAGGATTATGATAACCTATCTATTTATATATATTTTACCATAATATAGTATTTAACCATGTTGTTACACCAAAAGAAGTACTATAAATATTGCTACTTATAGCACCGTAAGTCATTAACTTATCTTCATTGTAGGAAATCCAGCCGCGGCTTTTCAGGTTCTTAACTTGACTTCACTAGCTTCTTACTCTTATATTTCAGATTTCTGACTTAGAGTCTAGTCTTTCGCCATTATTTAAGCATACCTACAGTTTTTACATGAGGAGTAAACTGTATAACTTTATACCTCACCACGTGCTGCTACTCATCTACTTATTAAGGATAGCTACTTCCAAGCTTACCAGTTAAATATTATATTTAGTTTGACATTAACTGCAATTAACATCATAGCATAAACTCAACGTTCCAAGTAAGTTGCAGCTTATTAAAACTTAAATTATAAGCATCCTCCACAACATCCCCAAGGAATATTTTCATTGATTGCATCCAAGGTAGCTTCTTTATACTTCTCAGGAAAATTATCAGGCCATTTATCTACTTCCCAAGGGCCATTCTCTACATGCGCATTTGAATAGTCATCTGTAAAATAAGTACTACCTCCTGAAGTTAAACAGTAGTCTGGGAAATTATACACAATCCCATCTATGGTAACTTTTAATTTACCCATACATAAACATGGGTATTTTCCTGTATACTCAATTGATATTTGTTTCATTCTTTACTAGTTAAAAATATGTTAGTATAGGTGACAGGACTCGAACCTGCGACCTCTTGCTCCCAAAGCAAGCGCGCTACCAACTGTGCCACACCTATAATTAGGAATTGCAAATTTAAAAACTTTTATTTAAATCTGCAATCCCAAACAAAAAAAAAAGAACAACGGGTTTTCAACCTTGCAAAGCAATCGAATTTCTTGTTCATTTACCAACCCATACTATATCTTATGTTGCATTCTCGTAACCACCTTTCTGCTGTGGTTACAGAAACTTCTCCAACCGCTTTCTCCTTTTTGACTTCACCATCCTCTTTCTTGACAATTTTATGATAGGTGAGAAACCAACCACGTGGAGTTCGAAAAAGACTCTCAAAACGGTGCTCAACTACATTGAGAGGAGCTTTAAAGCGCTTATATCCTCGTTTCTTCTCCTTAAGAGCAGAAAAATCCTTGTTCCTCATCGTTTTCTTAGAAATAATGTTGATTTCCATAGCTGTACAATTTTAGATATTGTTAAACTTGTTTGTACTATTAATAATTTGTACCGAGAGCGGGAGTCGAACCCGTAAACCCCTTGCGGGATACAGCATTTTAAGTGCTGTGCGTTTACCTAATTTCGCCATCTCGGCATTTGTCTTGACTAGCTTTCTCGAATTATCTTCGACTCTTCACAAGACTGTAGCACTTTTTGCATTTTTCTGCCTTTGTTAGATTATGTATTTTACTATTAAATCTACAACGATAGACTATTTTTTCCCACGTTAAGATAGCATAGCTGCTAGATATCATTACTTCCTCCGATATCAAGAGAACACGCGACTTAGCATCGTCATGCTAAGTAAATTCATCAAAATGAAAAAACATCAATAACATTATATATCAGACTCTCAATTTATAACGGTAGTCTCCTCTTAAACTGATAGTACAACTTCCTCTACCGCTGTTGTAGATATAATGTTAACCTAATACTAGTTGTTGTACTAGGATTTTGTATTTATATTGTAAATCCTAAATGATCTAAAAAGAGAGAGCTACTATGCTTCACTCTCTCATTTGACTGTTGCGAACGTTTCGGCTTTTATTTATACTCGTTTAAGCCCACTTATATTAGATAAACTAATTGTAGTGAATCCAGACATTAATTTCTGGTAATCATCAGGTCTCTCTTCGAGTTAAAAAAAATACACAACCATACTTGGTGCTATGAGCTTCTTAGAAACTACTTACGCGCTTTCATTTAAAAGATTCTAAACCAAGTGATCCTACTCTGTGGTAGATTAATTATGGCTGCTACTTGGTAACAGAATTTAACATCTATTGTTTTACGTGTGTGTTTTAAAAGACAGTATAAACTGCAATTATACTATATTCTTCTATTGTGTCTTCTTTATAGTCTATAAAGTAGAGTTCTACTTTTCCATCTTCGAATTCAAATAAGCAATAATCATCGCTCTCTTCTCTTGGTATTCCAAAAAACATAGAATACATGTCTTTAAATTGATAAAAAGACTTTTCTCCCAATTCTTTGTCTGTGTATACCCCGAAAGACCCGATAACATTACGTATATTGGAATTGTTTGAATCCAAATCATCGTATATAGTTTCAATGTATGCTGGAAATAACTTATTCTCTCTCTTCTCTTGGTATTATTAACAAAACTACATGAAAAGTACACTTAAACTCTAAATCAATATTTAATAAATTTATTAACTAATAGTCAACTTATTGATTATGAGTTATATATTGATATACGTATGTGAAAACAATTCCCAAAATTAATGAGAAAATAAAAGATTAGAAAGTGAGAAAGAGATTGATAATCAGCTACTTAGCATCATTTTTATTAATTAATACTTCAATTAAAAAAGGAGAGAATGCCACTACTCATTCTCTGAAACGCAAACAATGCTCCTAATGTGAATAGGTGTGTAGTGGTAGGACTCTGTTGTCACAACAGTGTTAAAATAGCGATATGAAACAATTAGTTATTCTGGTTTATTCTTCAGAGCTTCCATAAGCTATGGCGAATACTACACCAATTGTTAAAAAGACAGTAATTGGTATAGAGGCGCCAAAAAAGGCTGCTATTCCTCCTGTGAATAGGCAAGCGAGGAATGCAGAAGTCAGAGTAGCTACAAATTTCTCGCCTTTAGTAGATTTTTCCATCTAAGTGAATGCAACGATGTATAAAATATTCTCCTTTTGTATTTTTGTGTAGTACGAAGAAACTTTCTGGGTTATTTCACCAACTACGAAAGTTCACTACTACGAATTCACCGCAATTAGTAGAAAGGATGTTAAAGGGACGTTTTCACGCCCCTTTAACAGTTACCAATCCATTTCGTTTCATTAGTTGCCAAAGATGAGGTTGGCAGTAGTACGATCCCGAGTGTCGTTGGTACGGGTTCCATCTTCGAAGATAGCCTCCTTGTAGGTGACGGCTTCAGTAGCTGTGATGGACTTGCCAAGCATAAGCTTCAGACGAGTCTTGTCGTCATTGGGGAGAGCCTGTGCACGGACCTGTTCTGCGAGTGTTGCAGCTACAAGATGAACAGGTTTCATCTCGTAGTCCATACGACGAAGGTTAGACAGTCCGAACCAAGCCTGCTTACCGTTCTTCTTTACGAGAACGACATACTGCTTGGGGCCATTTTCCCGAACGGGGATTGCCATGAGTTCGATGTCCTGCTCGGTGTCAGGGAATTCGACGACATCGCCGACATTCATTCCGTAACCATTTCTGGGTTCGCCTACGCCTTCGAGGGCACTGAAATCTACTTTCGTGGGAACAAGATTACCACGGACCGTAATTACGGGACGGTCAGCCACATTCATTTCATTAAGTTTCATATTATCAAACTTTTAAATTATTAATTTACTATTAGAACCACGACATTTATTGTCATGGTAAATATTTGTTGGGAGCTTTGTTTTTGTTCTCCCTAAGTATTTGTTGGAGGCTTTGGTAGATTGTTTGATGCTTTGGTGCACTCCCCAAAGTAAGCTACAAGTAGAGATATTATTCTCTACCTGTAGTTACATTTTCCATGTCAATTCCTGTCTCTTGTTTGATATAATGGATCAGAACATAGGCAGGAATGTCAGTGGTTTGAATTGCATTCAGAGCGTTGTCTAGGACTGTTTGCACATTCTGAATTGTTTGTTTAAGCTCAGTCGTTGTCATAATGAGACGGTTGATAAGAAGGGAGATTACTCTCCCTTCATTTGTTTCATAACTTCACGAACGATTTCAGTAATCGTATCGTCTTCTTTGAGAGACCTGTACTTTTTTCGAGGTCTCACATGATGATAGCATTTGATCTCAGCTTTGGGATGTACTTCTGTAACAGTTTCGGCCTCAACCAAGAGGCCATTAAGCACGATATACACCATATTCGAGAAAGTTTTTGAGGGCATTGGACGATTCATGGTTCAAGTTTTGTACTCCAATGAACGATGCTTGAACTTGATACTCATCCTCTGCGAATTTTGGAATGTTACGTTTTTCACGAGTTTCGTAAATCCTTGCAATTCTCTTGATGGGTTCTGCAATGATTGGGTCTTTTCTTTTCAGAAATTGTGATATCGTTGTTGGCGATACCAATAACACTTTAGGACCGTGTTCAACACACTGTTGAAGAGTCATAGTAACAGAGTTTTATAGTTAAAAAGGTTATTTATAGCTTTGATTATTGGATTGAGAGTAGGACTACTCCCATGGTATATACTCAGCAATCCTTCTTATATACAAGCAATTGTATACAATGAAAGGAATCCAGCATATAGACCAAGGTAAGTAGTCCACTCCAATGATGAGAAACAGTATAACTATAATCTCACCAAAGATGAGCTTTTTCATGACTTTCTGCCTTTACGATAAACAGTGTCATTAATAAGCCCTTTAACTATAAGACTGATGTACCACAGTACTGCTACTGCAATGATAAAAATGATGAATGTCATAATATAATGAGTTAAGTGTTGGCATAGTAAAAAGAGGTGGAAGATTACTCTCCCACCTCCATTTGGGTGACATCATACACTTCAATGGTTTTCTTATAACCACAAGCATACTTCACAGTCACTTCCAGGGCACCCTTTTTCCTGAAAGTTAGTAATGCTGACTCTATTGAAGAAGGAGCTGCCTTCTTCTTTTCAACCTTAACTCTGCTCTTTACTCCTTTCGTATAAATACGATAGATATCAGTCAGCATTACAGGGTTAGGTGCACTTTTTGCCGTATTCCAGTAGCATGTTTGTTTAGCTCGCTCTCCTTCGATAATGAGAAGCTGCCTTTCAGCAAGAATGCTACGGACTTTAAGCAAAACATTGATAGATGTATTACACTTTGCAGCAAGCCGAGTAGTATTCTCCTGGTCAATCTTATGCTTGCTGTAGTTGCGGTAAATACTGTCAAGGATGATGCCCATTTCGGGCAAAGAAATAACTTTAGACATAATTATAAGAGTTAAGGTTAAGAAAATGTTATATGCTTTGGTAAATTTTATTCAGTTTTTTGTGTAGAATTTTGTCTTAGATTTTTTCATTTTCCATTTTGTGAGTACGGGGGGATTAAATACTATGTAACCGTATTTACTCATTATATACCCCACTTTTTATTTGGAAAATCGAAATTATTTATTCAGCTACAAACAGCATGTAGGAACCAAGTTTTCTTTGTTTACTTGGGGGGGGCTTTCACAGCACGTGCTTAAATCTAGGTCCGTCCGAGCGCCTCCGCGAAGCGAGGACGTATATAGTATATAGATAGGAATTAAAAATGGGTATTAAGTGTATTAAAAATGGCAGGTAGTTTCAGAAATAGTGTATTAAAAGTGACGTGTTAGTGTATCAATAGGACCTAGTTTTATTTTTGAATAAACATCAAAAAGTAATACAAAAGTTATAAAAAATGTATATAGATTTTTGATATATTAATAATTATTATTATCTTTGTAAATAACAATTAAAATTTACAGTGTATGATATATTTAATAGAAGACGGAGATTATTTAAAAATTGGGTTTACCAAAGACTTAGAGAAGGTGTTAACTAACTTTCACAGGTCAAATTGTCACAATAAACTTATTGATTGGATAGACGGGACAGTTGAAGATAAAAAAGAGTTGCATAAATTATGTTTACAATATTATTATAAAAGGGGATGATACCATAATACTCTAGAAATAAAGCAGCTTTTTCAGAAGTATAAAGATTGGTATGGAATAATTTTAAATAAGCAAGATCATGAATAAACCATCACAACATATTCAAATACCTCATGACCTGGGAAAAACGTCATCTAATACAGATGATATAAAGTTACTGCCCACTGATTATTTAGTATATGGGTTTTTAAGGAAATACATGGATAAAGACACATATCAAACTTTTGTGTCCTTACGTACTATTTCTAATGATGCTAATATTGCTATAAACACAGTTGCTGCAAGTATTGATAGGTTATTAAAAGCAGGAGAAATAAAGCTACTATCTTACAAACATGGTCGTAGTAATATATATGAGATACAAAAGAGTGGAAGATTTTTTGAGATGTTTACATATGAGTTTTTAGCGACCCAGAATCTAGAGTCTGATGAGAAAGCTGTGTTAATGGCTGTACAGCAGTTTAGTGATAAAGGTGATGGACAGCTAGCAAAGATAACAAAAACGAATGAAGAGTTATCTAAAGAAATAAATATAGGTACTAAAGCCTTAGCAAGAGTTTTCAGAAAGCTAACAGATAAAGGTATATTATCGACAGATACGACGAAAAGTATTGATAAGGTCACAGGGTTAAAAAAGACGGCAAAGTATGTTGATTTAGCTTTAATATGCCAAGCTGTATTATTTGTTAATCAAAAGGTTGATAAACAAGGGGAACAATTAGAGCAACATAGTGAAGACATTAAGAACTTGAAAAAGGAGTTAATGAGACTTAAGCAAGAGAATGAGCGTCTTATGAAGAAGATTACTGTTGAGGATACAAAATTTAAATTTGAGTAAGAGATGGAAGATATTAGTACATTAATTAAGCCAGATCCATTTGATTTAGAAGTGGATAAAGTAAAAGGCTCAGTATTGGAAGTTAAGCCAGAAGAGCCAGAAGAGAATGATCGTTTAGACTACTTATATGATTTAGTAGAGAGACTTGAGTATAGAGTAGTAGAGCTTGAGGCTCGTCTAAAGGATCTGGAGTTGAAGAGTTTATAATTAGTTATATTAATATTTGTTTTTATTAAGAACATTTATTATATTTGCGAAATAAAAACGAATTAATTATGAAATTAACTTATAAACCTTATATTAGAGATTCTTTGTTTGATGACTTTCACATAGAAAATCCAGTACTAGATATTACTGGATATCGTCCCAAGTATACTCAAGATTTAGTTGAGATTGAAGAAGTCCAGCCTGTAAAATCTGATATTAAAGAAATAGAAGAAATTTCCTCTAAGAAGTCTAATAAAGAATTTAGAGATAGGGAAGAGTTTAAAGATACTATGACTTCTTTATATAAAGATTTACTTTATAAAAAAGGTATAAACCCCTTATTTGCCAAAGCTTTAGTAGCTCAAGATGGGTTAGAGTCTGCATGGGGTTCCAAGCCTTCTGGGAAGTTTAATTTTGGAGGAATAAAGGGCAAAGGGACTGTTAAGAGGACACGAGAAGTTATCAATGGTAAGGATGTTTATATAAACGATAGTTTTAGAGACTTTGATTCTCTTGAAGATTATGCTAATTTTAAGATTAACTTACTTAACAATCGCTATCACGCATTTTCTGGAGATATTTCAGAGTTTGCAGATAGAGTACATAAGGGAGGTTATGCCACTGATCCGAATTACTCTAGAGTTTTAAATAGTATTATAACTTCTATTAAAAATGGAGGAATTATTAAGGCTCAGCAAGGTGGAGTACTTCAAGGTAAGGAATGAGTTAAGAATTGGTATAAGAACAGAAGGTCTCAAATAAAGAGTAATATACAAAGAAACAGATGATTTTCTGTTCCAGTTACGGGAACTTTAGGATATAACATTCTTTCCAAGAATATGGATTTAACCAGTGCATCTGTAGATCCCTCAAAAGTTCCCTCTGGTGCTAAAGGAGTTTATTATCCCAGAGGACGTAGAATATATTTAAGAGATGATTCTCCTTCCACAGCTATACATGAATGGGTCCATGGTAGTAATCCTGAACCTCAAGTTAGAGAGATAGAGAGGATAAAAGGGATTTTAGGTAAAACTTTTTATGATCAAGAGCTCACAGTTCCTGATGATTATTTAGACAACCCTCAAGAGATATATTCAAGATTAATGCAATTAAGATATGCTTTAGGAGTAAGTCCAGATCATGTTTTTACAAATGAAGAAATAGAGGATTTAAAGAGACAGCATATAGTTAAAGAAGCCTTGATCAACAAATTGAAAAGTAAAGATGGAAATATAGAAGGAACATCAACTACCATCTTTGATAAACATGGCAATGTTATTGAAACCGAGCCTTTAGATCCTAATTATAAGTTGGTTCCCGAGGAATCTAAGTCATATAGGATGTATGATAACAATGAGACCTTTAATATTTTAGATAGATATAGTACTGATGGTATAAGGAGGTTACTAAATGAGGTAGCTCAAATTCCAAAAAAGGAGCCAGCTATTAATTATGTTAAATTAGGGTTTAAGGTACCTAAATATCAAGAGCCTTCTGGACCTATTAAGAACTCTTCTGAACCATGAAGAGTTTGAAATGACTATTCAAACCAGAGGCCTGTAGATCCAAATTGGAGGGCGCCAATGTTGACTAAGGATACTAATTTAAATAATGAGACTAATTTTGAACAAGAAGCTGTTCAGTCTTTTAATAATTTAAATAGATACTGATTAAATCAAGGAGGATCTAATTTAAATAAAATAGATTTTGTTGAAGGATATAATATTCTTAGGGGATTTGGTTTTAGTCGAGATTATACGAATGCTATATTAGCCAATTGATTTCAGGAATCTAAGTTTCAACCAAATATAGAAAACTCAAGTGGCGCAAAATATATACCTCAGTTTCTAAATGCAAAACGAAGAGAAGATTATGAAAAATACATGAAAGATCATAACTTATCTGACGGAATTGCCACATCTGCTAAATATTTAGTATATAAATATAATCTTGAAAAACAATATAGAGACAAATTAAAATTATATAATAATCAATATTCTCAAATAAAATCTAGATTTGCTGATATTGTAGGAGATGATTCTTATGAATACTATAGCGCAGGTTTAGGAAATTATAAAAAAGAAAAGCTAGAAGAGTTTCGTAAATGATTAGTTGATAATAACTTACAAGATTTTAGACTAAATAGTATTAAAGATATACCTAGAGATATAACAACATTTCCCACAAATTTTAGTTTAGATATAAATACATATCCAACAGGAATTTCTAGTGTTAAACATTTTCATGATTGATTTGAACGATCTGATGATCTAACTATGGATAATAGAAATAACTATTGGAATATTTTAATGTATAATAAATAAATATATATATGTTTATATTAAGAAAAATTACAAAAACTGGGGTAGAAATGAATTTCGATTTAGGAAATCACTACACATTAATTACAAAAGAACGTTCACCAGAAGAATTTGAAAAAGGAGTAAAAGATCATCCTTTTTATGATGATATATATGCTTTTGTAAGTTGAAAAGAAGAAGAAATATTACCTTTATATAAGAATCAGAAAAACTATATAGTTTTTGAAAATGGAACAACTTATAGTAATTTAACATATAAATAAAACATAAAAAACATGAAAACAATGACTTGGAAAACAAAATTGATTATTGCTGCTATTATTTTAGCTCTTGCTCTTGCGGGTTTTGGTATTGTCTCGGCTATGAGTTATGGCAGCTTGCTTCTTGCCTTTGTCAGCTGGGTAGTCGGGACCTTTTGTGGCTGGTATGGTAAAAATGTTTATGACAAATATTTTGCAAATAAGTAATGAGAATAAAAGCTTATAAAGTTTGATATGCCTTAGGCTTAATATTTATGGGGTTATTTGCCTTAAGTAGTTTATACACAATAAATGTATTTTACGTGCTATTAAGTTTGATCTCATTCATAATGAGTGCAACACATTATGAAGAAGATTAAAAAAGTAAAGGGAGTCTTAAGAGACTCCCTTGTTTGTTTTATGGCTGTAGAAATCATTCAGAAACTCTTCTAGTGTTATTTTAGAGTTTTTTATTGCATTTTCTTCTAATTTATCCATATTTATAAGTATAAATTGTGGCCTTCTTCTCTGTCAACTTCTCCAAATTTATCAGCTCTTCTTTCAGTAAAGAATCAGTAATAATTTCACTTTTTATTTTCTTTACAGTATTTATTATGAATCCTTCTAACTAAAAGTCATCCAGAACTGCATAATCCAGTGATTATTAAGTATAAAGGACCTTGTCATTTAGAGTCATGAGTATGTCCATATTCATGTTTAATATTAGTTCTTAGACTTTCTCTAGCTCACTCTTTATTCTTATTAACCTTACTGAAATCCACATGTATATACTGTCCTAGAGATATACCTCCTGGAAATTTATCATATATGTATACAGTAGAATCTTTATAAACTATTTTCCTCATTAACGTTTTTTTATAAAATAGAATTAAAATGACTCCAAGTAAACATTGAGGAAATTCTCATATTCATCTTATAAATTTTTTCATGATTTCTTAATTTTATAGTTTATTTAGGATTTTAGTATTAATTAATCCCCCCCCCAGAGTCAGCTCTAACTAGTGTTGTAGTACTTCCTGCTAATTCTGTAATTGGATATGCGTTTCCTCCAAATATCGCTCAGGCGGAGTTTAACGTGACGTTTCAGACTCCACTTACTTGTTCATTTCTAATAAGATATGGATAATTCCCTGATTGTACTCTTCCAAATACATACATTTTGCTTCAGTCATATAGCCCAGTTTTTTGATATGTAGTAAGAGTTCAAGTCTGAGATCCGTTAATACTAATTATATTATTTCCAACAACATTTGACGCATTAGTGCCAATTCCAATTTGGATTTGTGTGTCAGATTCATTTTTAAAATAAAGTCTTAGAATTTCAGCTTCTTGTTCTAGAGTTGTATGAGCTTTAGCAATTTTTCCCTGAAAGTTTACAGTTACTTCAACTTGACAGGTCCTTCAATTGTATGTAGTGTTATAAGGTCATGAGACACTACCAGAAGCATATGACAAGCTTGCTGCTCCCATGTTTCCTGCATAATACGCATAAGACATGTAGGAAAGAGGTATAGCTTCATCTTGGGAAGCTCCTGAGGTATATTTTACTGGCATAGTAGCAGTTACTTCAGGATGGACAGTAGTTTGAGCATAGGGAGCTTCTGGATAAGAAAAGTTAGAAATGGTTATCTCCTTTGTAGTGTCATAAGATTTAACGTTGGCTTCTTGTACTACAGGAACATCTTCCTTCCTAGCAGTCTTTCCATTAAGAGTTACCTGTACAGGGATTACTCCAACTTGTTTTTCAATAGTTTCAGTAGTGCCTAAGTTAGGTACTACTAATACTCCTCATTCTATATTAGAACTATTGGTTAGCTTTTGAGAGTATCCTGAAGAAAAGAACTCTGTTTGTTCAAATGAAACATATCCACTTTCTACAGTTTTACCACTAGCTGGAACTTTATCAGTACTAGCACTAAGAATGGTTATATCACTATAACTTCTAGTATTAGCTTCTTGCTCAATAGTAACGGTTTTATTTGTAGCTCCAGAGTAAGATGCTGTAACTACAGCAGTTCTTTTGCTTCCTGCTATATTAGATCTATTATCAGCTGTAACAGTTGTTCCTGAAAGAGAAAATCCTGATCCTGTTATACTTAAGGTAGGAGTAGCTGTTTCTGTAGTAGATCCGCCACTAGATCCTGAATCATATACAGGAGTTTTGCTTCTACTACAGGATGCTGTTATTTCAGAAGTTCCTCCACTTGCAGGCAAACTAGTTGGAGATGCTGACAAACTCATAGTTCATGATCCATAGTTGTAATGATCAATATAATTCTCAAGCTGGGTAATAGTTATCTTTTTTGAAACCCCTTCATATGTTGCTGTTATTTCTACTGATCTTTGTCCCCCTTCAGTAGTTCCTCTATGGTCAGCAGTAACAATTGTTCCTGTCAAGTAGAATCCTGGTGTACTTCCCTTACTTAATGTTGGAATTGCGGTTTCAGTCTCAGCTGTTCCTGTAGCACCTGATGAATATATAGGGGTTTTTGACCTAGAAGCTACTGCTGTTACATTTGATGTTCCTCCAGAGGCAGGAAGAGAAGTAGGATTTGCAGATAAGGATATAGATCATGCTCCATAGTTATACCTTTCCACAACGTTACCATCTTGAAGACAAGAATCAGAGTATTCAATACTTGCAGATTTAGAACTTCCTGTATTAAATTCAGTAGTAGGTGTTCATGTATATCCTAACTCCAGAGTAATTGTACCACTTCTTCTTGATGGTCCTATAGTTGTTCCATAAGAAGTAGCTGTGAGTTCTCCTGTTGTGGAATCTACTCTAGTAAATCCGTTCTGAACTGTCTCAAGAGTGAATTTTTTAGACATTGATACTGTACCATAACGAGTTTCAGGATCTGAAGAGCTAGTAGCTCCACTAGAGAATGTATATGTTTTAGAAGGATATGTTATTATTGGAGTTCTACTAGTATCTCCTGCGTTTATATCTGGATATAATAAAGATCCTCCTGATAATGCTAATCCAGTAACATAGTTTCCTACCTGATAGACAGTAAAACTTTTAGTTGCTGTTTTATTTCCTTCTCCTGTAGCTGTAGCAACTAGTGTCCCCACTGTAGATTCATTACTAATAGTTGTGCCTTTTGATTGAGCGCTTATAGTATTATAACTTATAGTAACTTTTCCTTGATCTGTAATTCCTGAAGTATATTTTATTGATTGAGATGCGGTAAGCCCTGATGCTGTAGATATAGTTCCACCTGAGGCTGGAATTTTATTTACAGATCCCCCAGAAAAAACAATATCATTATATACTTTTTCATTAGGTCCTTGAGTACATATTGCTGTTGTAGTATTACTTCCTGTTACAACAGATCCACCATATTCTGCATTATGTGTTAATTTTCAAGCAAACAGACAAGATACAGTGCCTGATGTTCTAGTTCCTATAACTCTTTCCATATTAGTTGCAGAAAGAACTCCAGAAACGCTATCTATAGAATTAAAGCCATTTTTCTGTTCACTGAGGGTGTATAATCTAGAAGTTTCTCCAGGATTAGTTCCGACTATTGTAGTTCCAGCAGGAGCATCTAGAGTACTATTAAGGCTTAGAGTAGACCCACTCGTAAACTTGATAGTTGCCAAAGGAGTTTTTTTAATAGGAGTAGCAGAGGTTGCTGTGGCTGATATTTGAGGATATGAGAATGATCCGTCGCAAGTCATTTGAGTGACAAGGTTGGCTTCTTGATAAATATCAACCGTTGTACTAGTACTCTTAGAATTAACAGTTACTGTGGCTTTTACTGTTGCTAGTTTAGTTCTAGCTTTAATAGTAGTTTTAAGATTCTCTCCTTTAACATATCAACCTGATTCATTTCCCGAAGCTCCTTCAAATGTCCATGTCCCTCCTTCGGTTATATAATCTGTTTCTCCTGAAGAATAGGAAGCTTCTTGAATAAAGGCTCCTGATATCATTACATAACTTCCTGAAGCTAGAGCATCAGGCATGGGTTCTCTTGGATTTGTTATCTCAGGAGTCTTATATGTAATACGATTAGCATTTTGGGTGATAGTAATAGAAGCAGTCTTATTCTGATAAGAAAAGGATAAATTTCCTGATCTAATTTCTCCAACTTCTTTCCCTCTAGTCAATACATCTACAGCCACTGCATTTATATCAGTGTTTGGAACGGCTTCTAAATGTATTCAATCTACAGATGAAGTTCATCCAGAATAAGAATCTTTTATAACTGCTGAAGTTGTACTAGTATAGGTAGCTCAAGGTTCATACCATGTGTCATATAAGCCCGCAGCAGACACATTTATAAGAGGATCTGTATTATTTCAGCTTTTTATAACTATAGATTCTATAGAATTAGCAGCTTGATAAACATCTATTGTTTTACTAGCTGTTTTCCCATTAAGGGAAATTGTAACAGTTAACTGTCCTACTACAGACCTATTCTTTATAGTACTTGACAGATTTTCTGCAGTTACTGCTGAACTATAGGATATAGAACCTCCTGATGTAATTTCTTGACTTTCTCCTGTAGCAGAAGTTGCTGTTTGACTATACTTTACAGTACCTGAACTAATACTACCTCCTGTGGCTGGAATATCTTCTACAGTAAAATTGGATATAGTTATATCGCTATAAGTAATAGAATTACCATTCTGAGTTAATCTTACAAAATCCTTAAGTCCTTGGTACGAAACTAATAATTTACCTTCTTTAATATCTTGGGATTCATTTTTTTCAGCAGTTATCTTTACTAGAGTATTATATTGATCTGTTGTAACAGTCATAGAAGCACTAATATCTCCACTTAAAGATCATACTTCTTCTCCAGTATCAACAGTTTCAGCAAATGTACTAGTATATGAAGCTTTACATCTAAAATATAGAACTCCTCCTTCTATAGGAAATATAGTTTCAGGAGATGCTACATCAGAACCTACTATACTAATAGATGCTAATTTATTAGCTTTCTGAGTAACTTCGATATTGTGTTGAATATCAGAAGTTTTAAGTGAATTAGATCCAAGGAATGTATATTCTTCTTCTGGAACTAAATTACAATATTTTGTAAGAGTTATAGTTGTATTAGAAATATCTCCAATAACATTAGTCCTACTAGTTGCTGTTACGCTTCCAGTGGATTGATTTAATGTAGTAAAATTTCCACTAGGGCCTCCCCAAGTAAAAGCTTGGTGAGCTTCTACTGTATAGTATTCTGTTATTATATCTGTAAAAACATTATTAGTTATATTCCCAGAGCTAAAAGTTGCGGTGTAAATATAAGACCCACTTTCTGATAAATCTACAGTACCTCCACCTGCTGGAATTACATCATAATGATATTCAACACTTCCGCTACTTATATCAAAGGTAGTAATTACATTTTTTTCTTGTTTACACTGTAAATAAAATGATGGAGAATCTTCTGATCTAGCTAAAGACTGTAAAATATGTACAACAGTAACTCTTTCATCCCCTATAGATTCTCCTCTTGTAGCATATGTTACTACACCTGTTATTGGATCCACATCTCCATCTCCACTACTCTTTTCAAATGTTCCATTATAAGCTTCTTCATATGAATCTACAACAGTTCCAGATGTAAAGGTAGCTCGACAAATAATAGTAATAGAAGTAGGAGTACTAGACCCTCCAGATGCTGGAACTGTTTCATAAGTTCCTCCAGAATAGCTATATGAATCTCTACTTACAATTTCATTAGCCTCCTGAAATATATCTATAGATTTAGATACAGATTTTCCACCTTCTCCAACTATTTGGACATTTCATGTTTGTATTTTAGTTCTATCCTTCAAGGTTGATCCTAAGTTAGAAGCGGAAACGGTTGGATCCTTAGTTATTGTTAGTTTTCCTAATCTAGTTTTTCCTGAAGCATATGTAATTAGTTGAGAAGCGGAAACGGTTGGATCAACACTTCCACCAGATGCTGGGATATCTTCAGATGAAACAGTTGCTGTTATATCCCCATATTCAACTATAGGATCAGAAACATTTTGTGAAATAAATAGTTTCATTGATTTTTAAAATTTTAATATTGCGCTTACATGCATATTTGCAATATTTTCTCGCCCTTCTTCTGAAAATATGTAATCACAGTCCTTTTTAGTATCCATGAAAAAATTCTCAGTTAAGACTGCTGGGCATTTAGTATGCTTTAAAATATAAAATTGGGATTCCTTATCTGGATCTCCATCTGAATAATCTGTTCTAATCTTTCATCCTGAAAAGAACTTTTCAGCCTCAGCATATAGTATTGTAGCATATTTATCAGCATTAGTATTTCCAACTGAGGTATAACATTCTCATCCAGTACCCCCTCCAGCATTAGCATGAATTGACAGCAATATACATTCTTTGTTATTATTATATATCTCATTAGCCCGTTTACATCTTTCTGACAATGAAATATCTGTTAATTCTGGAACTAAGATAATAGAATCTATTTTATGGTCATCTAATTTAGACTTAATCCGTTTAACAATATCTCTATTAAATTCATATTCGAATAACTGAGATCCATCAGGTCATACTGGAGATCTTTTACCAGGAGTATTTTCTCCATGTCCGTTATCTAGAATTATCGTCATTGTTTATATTTTTTAATTAAAAAAACATCTATGTTTTATGCTATCTACTTTTTGTGATGCCACTTTTTAGAATTGATAGTATAAAGAAATTACTTAATGTATTTTATTTATTTTTGAGTATTGCTTCACAAAACATATAAAGCTCTTCTAAAGACATATCTGATTTCATTTGATTTACAGCCATACAAACTAATTGAATATTTTCTTTTGTATATCCTAGGTGAGGATTTATTTGGTCAATAGAAACATTAGTAAATATTCTTCCAGAATCAAATTTATAAGTCATTGGTATTTTAGATATAGCACAAAGTCCTTGTTGTTTATTTCATAATGATCTCAAATCGTCCATTGTTAAATCAAACACAATATTGTTCTGATTTGCTCTATGTTTAGCTCCTTTTAATCTATGTGTTAATATATATTCAAACTTTTGTATGTCTGTATACGTTTTTCTATTATTTTTACTTTGAATATTTTTACAAGTTGGACATCTTGTATCTCTATTATTCCTAATTTTAGAGCCTCCCTTTTTATGAAAAGTCTCTTCAGGAAAGTATTTTCCACAAACATGGCATTTTAATAAACCATCTTTTCAGTTTTCTTTATACAATTGAGCTTCCTCACATTCTTTACAAATATCATGGCATCTTTTTCCATTCTTAGGATAAGCAAATCAAACAAAATTCTTTTTATTCTGTTCTAAGGTTCTTCCACATTTCGGACAAACTACATATCTTTTAGGTAGTGCCATATTTTAATGTTTAAATTTTTTAGCATTGATAGCAAAATTAGCTCTCTTTCTTTGAAGAGGTGTTGAGTTTGGATTATTCATTACATCATGAGCATGTTCCTGAACACTTTTACCAGCAGCACGGGCTGCTTTTGTAAATTTTCCTTTATTCTTTTCCTTGATATGAATTTTACTTCCTTTTTTCATCATATCAATATAGCCTAAAGTAAGGTTGTCAAGGCCTAAAGAGTTAGAATGCTCTGAACTTCCTAACTCTACAATTCTGTTTAAGATTTCGTTATTATAATTCATATTAGTTTATTAAAAAGTTAGTAATAATTATATTATTGCAAAGATAAATAATTACTTAGATATTAACAAACATTTATACAAAATATTTGGATATCATAAAGATTTATTATATATTTGCATCATCCAAATAAAATTACAAACATTTAAATATAAGTATATGACTAAGACCAATCCTGACATTACATCTGGACTTACATGATTAGAAAAACTTTTAAATTTATATAAAAAATATGGCATGTTCAGTATTCTGAAAAGCTTATTGATTTTAATACTATTAAGCATAACACTTAGGATCTGTTACAATCCTACTTTTATTTTTGAAAAATATACAGAATACATGACGCAGAAACATAATAAAGAGTTGTATAAGAGAGCAGAATATGACCAACAAGTAAAGAATTTATTGCCTATTTATTTATATAAATATCATGCGGACCGTGTATGAATTATACAATACCATAATGGAATTATGGATTGACAACATGGAACTATGAGATTTGAGTTATGTGGTCCTGAAATTAAGTCAATAAAAAATCAGTATAATAATTTTAATTTAACTTGAATAAATCTACCTTATTATCTTAGAGAAAATGAATTTTTTATAGGAGATTTAAATCAGTTAAATTCTATAGATCCTACTTTGGTTACACAGTTTGATAAGAATAATGTAAAGTATGTGGCTTGTACCATTATTAGAGATCAAAGTGAGTATCCTATTGGAGTATTTGGAATATCATGAAAAGATATTCCTCAGAACATTGATTCTTTAAAACCTAAAATTCGCAATTTTTTAATAGATGATAGGGCCAATATTAGACCCCTTATTCAAGTAAATTCAATTAAACATTAATAGAATTATTAATACAATACTACTTTAAAGTATGCCTAAATTGGACAATGGAGGATTTGATACTAAGTTTGGGTACCAAATCGATAAGAAAAATGATCATGTGGGATTTGAGGACAAAACTCATACATACTTTGATTTGGCTGATGGAAGTAAATACATATCTGTTACTCAGTTAATTCATAATTATACTCACCCTTTTGATTCAGACTTTTGAAGTTCATATAAGTCGTGTGAATACTTATTAGGAGATAAATTTTATGATTTAAAGCAAATATTGCTTAGTAAAAAGAAGTGAGATAATTCATATTTAAAACAATATAACATAAATGAATTTGAGTTTCTTAAGAAAAAGTCTGAAATTTTAGATTCCTATAAGGAAAAAAGTAAAGAAGCGTGTGAATATGGAAGTAAGATCCATGAAATTATGGAAAACTTATTTTACCAAAAAGATGAAAAAAGATTAAAAACCTTTGGTATTGGAGGGAAAATAGAAGTATCTAAAGGTAATTATAAGTTAGATAAAGATAGAGCTGTTTATCCAGAAATCTTGTTATCTTACAAAGCTGATGAATGACTTAAAACTGTTGGGCAAGCTGATTTAGTAATTAAAGATGGAAATGATATAAGTATCTATGATTGGAAAACTTCAAAATCAATAGATAAAGAGTCTTTTTTTGACAAGAGCACAAAGAAACGACAAATGATGAAATATCCACTAGATAATATACAAGAGTCTAATTACTGAATATATTCTCTTCAATTATCATTATATATGTATATGATTGAAAAAATCAATCCCAAATTTAAGTGTAAAAAACTTGCTATAATACATATAGATAGAAATGGAAATGAAACTGAATATCAATGTGAATATCTCAAGGATGATGTTACAAGAATGTTATTACATTACCGTAGGGATCAGAAGATGAAATCAGAACTCGATTTAGACAAACTAATAGTATTTTAAAAGTATGGGACAGATAATAGATGTAATCAATGGACATGTAAATGAAGCTCTTGGAAGAAATGAAGATCTGTATGAAGAGCGTATGAAGGTATGTAAAGAATGTCCCTTATATAAAGAAACACCTATGGGACCAATATGCAATCCAAGATTGTATATTAGTGAGTCAGATAAAATAACTATTTCTGACAGACCTAAAATTGGATATAAGAGAGGCTGTGGGTGTGCTCTTAATAGGAAGACAAAACTACCGTCAGCAAAATGTATTGTGAGTCGTTGGTAAGAAATGGAATAGTAAGGATGTGATTATGAAGATTAAAAATATAATCGTTGGGTGATATAGAAAGATATTTAATAAAAAATCTGAACTAGCGAGAAAAAGGCTAGCTATTTGTAAAGATTGCCCCTATAAAATAAAATTATGTGGGCAAGACATTTGTGATCTATGTGGTTGTGTTTTAGACGCAAAGGTTAGAGTGGAAAATGAACAATGCTATAACAATAGATGATAATGAATTAAAATAAACAAATGAACTATGAAAGAAAGTTATAATTTGTCTACACAAGGAATGCAAGATCGTGGCATTCATTTTATGGGAAATAATATTAAACATGATATAGATCCTGAAGCTCTGAAAAGAGCTCAGGAAAAAGCTCAGGAAGAACAACAGAAATATGTTTCAAACCTCTTAGAGAAAGATAAGGATTGTAAACCTTTTGAAAATAAGAAAATAATTCCTACTGCTGGGAGAGTAGTTGTTCTTCCTTATGAAAAGAATCCTTATAGAGTGCCTCTATATCAATCTACTTCAGGATTAATTTTAGGAGACTTTGAAACTTCTGCCAGATATAAATCCAATGAAACTGGGGAGCAAGAAGCTGCACAGCGTGGAATATGGTGTTGCAAGGTAATAGCAGTTGGCAATGAATGTAAAAGTGTTATTGAGGGTGAAGATGTATATATAAATTTCACTTTTGCTGCTCCAATTCCCTTCGGTAATAAAGGATACTATACAATTAGTGAAAATAATATTATTTGTAGTGTAAGAAATAACGAGTAAATATATGGATAATTTAAAAAATCTAGATGATTTATATACCTTTTATAAGCCTGGAGATTTAGTCGTCTTGAATAAAGATGAATTAAATTCTCCAGTTATGTTAATAAAGGAAAAGGTAACTCGTCAGTTTAAAACTGAGACGGGTAGTATTAATAATATCTTTAGAGGTATGAAGTGTATATGGTTTGATAAGAATAATGTCCTGCAAGAAGCCATATTCTCAACAAAAGATCTAAAATTTTATAAACAATAAATAAGAAATATGACACTCACTATAGATGGATTTGTAGTTACAGGGACTCCTGAGGAGATTGATACTTTTATTAAATTATACCAAACTAAGTCACAACCAATTACTAATATACCTCCATATATTATTCAACCTTTATATCAGACGGTAGATCCAGTTCCTAATGATTGGACTATTACATGTTCAGATGAGAATAAAGAATATAAATTCAATTTTTAATATATAATATGAACGAGCAAGAATTAGTTCGATTTGTAAAATGGCTGCCCTCAAATATTAATGAGTTTAAGGATAAAACTCCTGAGGAAGTAGTTACTATTCTTAATAAGATGTCTCAAACAGAAGAAGGTATGAATACAATATCTGAACTTATTAACCAATTTAAACAGAACTCACAAATGTTTAAAAAGGGAGGGAAATTAGACATTTTAATTAATAAGTTTAAACCTGGGGGTAAGCCAAAAGTAGTACGGCAGTTAAATTATGTTCAGGGAATGAGCTCACTACCTCCAAAAATGGAGAAATTAGATTATAATAAAGAATATTCTGATGGTTATAGAGCCTCTCAATTCAGTAATAAAAAAGGTGATTTGATACAGTTTTTACAAAGACCTAATGTCTTAGGTGGAACCAAACGTTATATTACTAATAATCTTCAAGATACAACATATGTTGTTGGAGATAATAGAATAACTTATAAAAACAAGCCATTACCTTGATATACTCCAAAAGCAAATGAAGAACATCGAAAGGAGAAGTTTAATTGACTTACTTCTAGATTTGCTGAATATTTTCCAACAAAAAAGTAAAAAATAATGACAGATATATTCCTTTACGATAATGCTACAGGATCTCTAAGATTAAATACTCATGAGATCCTATTAGTAAAGGAGTTTGAAGCGCTATGGGATTTAGATAGAAATAAATGTAGTGAAGACCCTACAGGTAAAAAGAGATTACGAGCTTGGAAAGAGTTTAAATATATTTGGTTATTTGCTGATTGGAAAAGTCCATATCAACAATATTTAGAGATGGAAAAACACAAAGCTGCTATGAATGATTCGGGGCTAACAGAAGAAGAATGGAATGATTCCTTATTTAGAGCAGCTGTTAGAAAATATATTGAAATAAAAGATTCTTCTCGTATTCTAAGTCTTATTAAGACAGCGTTTCGTACTCTTGAAAAAATGAGAGTTTTTCTAGATAATATTGATCTAGATGAAAGAGACTCTACAACAAACAAACCTATATGAAAAGGTAAAGATATATTAGATAACATTGCTTCCATAGGTACTATGGCAGATAAGTTAAAAGAACTTGAGCTTAATTATAAAAAGGATGTGATGGAATCTAATAATAAACTTAGGGGTGATGTTGCTCCTGGATTCCTTGATGAATAATAGTTATGGCAAAGAAAGTAAGTATCTCTTCTGAGATGAAAAGAGCTCAAGAGCAGATGAAAAAGAAAATAGCAGAGAAGGATAAAACAGTAAGAGACTCAAAAGCAGAAAAAAAATCTAATTACAAACCAGTAAAGGAGCAATATAAGGAAATAAGGGAGTCTTTAAAAGATAAAGAGCCTATAATCTCCGATGATTATGAGAATGATTTGATAAAAAGTTTGTTTAATGACTCTAATTCTAGTAAAGCGGATTCTTCTGGCTCTAATAATAAAGATACAGAACCAAAACAAGAAGAAGAGGTCGTCATAAAACATCGAGATGGCTTATGAGACTATGTACTAGAGGATGAGATTAAATTCTTTGATCCAGAATGTAGTTATGAGTTAACGGGATATAAACCTATTACTAAGACTAAAGGACTGGATTTTAATCCTGAATGATTTACTGAGGCAGGGGAATTATATACTAAAACAGGATATTATACAGAATATCCTCCTGGAAGTAAGCCTTATAATGATTACTGGCTAGAGCAGTTAGATAGATGTACTAATGGCTACTCAGTTAACGGGTATCGTATCACTGGAGATCATTATTTTTTCTTGAATTTTTATAGAATGAATATTGTTGATGACAGCAAAAAAGCCGCCTCTGGTGATACCGAGGGATTTCCAAAGTTCCTAGTTGAACAATACAAGTTTTTTCACTACTTTGAAATGTGTGAATATCTCAAGAGAGATGTTGTAGCATTAAAGAGCCGAGGCATAAATTTTGTGCCACTATATAGTAATATATAGTTAAAAACACCGAAAAATCGGTAAAGACTAACGTGATTATAATTCTATCTAGAAAAAAAAAAGAAAAGTTAGAAAACTATGTTAATACCGAGATCCTACATAAGACCAATGAGGATTGTAACGCATAGAAATTGAGGGTTATGGAACCAATAATATTTCCACGAGTTCGGGGCTCCTAGTATTTAGGATGATGATATATGCTGAACTGTATCGAAAGATACAGAATTCAGAGATAAAAAACTCTGAAGATAACAAAATTGAGGCTGAAGTGAAATTGGTGCTTGTTTAGCTGTTAGGCCTTTTGTAACGCAACGAAACTTTAATACAACTTTTATAGCATCAGCGTTAAACTTTCTAGAACCCACATTAGATAAATGCTGAAAACAGTTAAACTTCTTAAATGGAGAAACTAATGGAGGATTTAGAAGACCTATGATGGTAATTAACAATATAATGCACAAAAGGACTTCTAAACAAGATAATGAGAGGCGTGAATGGGGTCGTAAAAATGACATAGAGGGTATTGTAGCTGATAATACAAATAAGGTGCGTGGTCGAAGGATTGACCGACTAATGTTTGAGGAATCAGGAAGTTTTAGTAACCTAAGAACTGCTTGAATTAAAGGAGAGGCATTAGTTACTGTATCAGGAGCTCGTAAAGGAATCATGAGTGCATGAGGAACGGGAGGTGATTCTGATCCCAAAGCATTAGCAGGATTATCAGAGTTATTCAATAATCCAGAATCCTTTAATATATTACCTTATAAAAATAATTACTCTGAAGATGGTGAAATTCAATATACAGGTTATTTTATTCCTGCTTATAATATAATGTTAAAATCAGGATATACTGATTCAAGAGGAGTTACTGATATAGAATTAGCTAAGGAGTATTACACAAAACAAAGAAAAAATAAATCAGGGCAAGCTTTACTGGATTATTGTGCTGAATACTGTTGAACTCCTAGTGAAGCTTTACTAAAGCAAGGTGATGGTATTTTCGATCCAATACTTATTGCGGATAGATTAACTCAATTAAGAATACAGAAGATTGGTATAAAACCACAGCGTGTAGACTTATTATGAGATTGTCCTAGTCATGCAGAAAGTAATCCAAGAAATAAAGTTAAACTTGTCCCAAATGCACAAGGGAAAGTATTTATATATGAACCTCCCCTTAAAGACGGAGAGGGAAATTTTTACAAAAATCTTTATATCGCAGGAATTGACTCTATTGACCAAGGTACAGCAGACTCCTCAACGAATACTGATGTGTCTGATTTTTGCATTGTAATTAAGAAAAGGATTTTAGGATCTAATGCAGCTAATTATGTAGCAATATATAAAGATCGACCAAGAGATATTGTTACAGCGTATGAAAATGCTATGAAACTATGTGTTTACTACAACTGCAAAGCTATGTTGGAGCATACAAAAATTGGAATTATAATGTATTTTAGATCCAAGAAAAAAGATAATCTTTTTATGAAAAGGCCTAAGTCTACTATGCCTGATATTAGAAAAGGAAATTCTAATATGATAGGATATCCAGCTACTGAGACATATCTTAAACATGGATTAGAGCTCATTAGTAGATTTGTTGATGAATCCTGTTATTCAATGCAGATTGATGAAATGCTAGAACAACTTCTAAAATACTCTTGGGAAAACAAACGTAAGTTTGATATAGTTGCTGCAATGATTGCAGCAGAACTTGGAGATGAGGATCTCCTAGGGTTTACTCCTAAGGTTCAAAATGAGATAAAAAACTCATGAAAAGATTTTGGGTGATTTTATGATTTTTATGGGAGGAAACGATATGGTACCATACCGAGGTAAAGAAAGTGCTTTTGAACATAGAATAAGAGAACTAATTAATCATATTACAAACTCAGAATACATTTCACCTTTAGACGTTAGTTATGAGAATGGAATGTATACTCTGAGACTAGGATTGAACTGTAGGGATGCCACTCCTATATCACTTAGTTATCAAGGTGATGAGGAGGGGTTTATAATGTTTTTAGAGAAAGAATTTAAAAAACGAAAGCTTCAAAATATTTCATATACTACAGGCACTCTTGTAAATGGAAATAGTAATATGTGACATCCAATAATAGAGTTATAGTATGAATGTTAATAAAGAAATAGAGCAAATAAAAAAAGCTATAAATGAGCTGGTGTACCCTAAAACAACTCTTCAAAAGGCATATGACTATTATCATGGGAAGAGAGATGCTGATCAGTTTAAGCATATTGAAGAGAATTATGGCATAGGAGTTCCTACTGGAATTACTTTTAATCCATTAGTTCGTCCTCATATAGATAGGTTAATTGGAGAGTATTTAGGGTTAAATCAGGATCTAAAAATAACATGTAAAGACGAAGAGACAATCTCAAATATTATGAGAGAAAAACAATTATTGATTGATTCAGAATTGTTTAATTTCTTAAAGAAATATCTAGAGAATAATATAATATCTTCTATTGTAAATAATGAAGAAATAAAGACTGATCCTTTTATTGAAGAGCAGTTAAACAAGATACGCAACAATATAACTGACTCTTTTGTATCTAAATATGAAATTGCTGCACAGAATATTCTTGATTATTTAAAGCAATCAAAGAATATTGATTTGGAGAATAAAATGCAGAGTCTCTTAACAGATTTGTGCATTACTGGAACTTGTTACTATAGAGTTAGACCTTCAAACAGTCGAGATAATATACAGCTTGAAGTATTAAATCCTCTTAATACATTTGTTGAAAAGAACCCTAATTCTGAATATTTGGCAGATTCATATAGAGTTGTTGTTAGAAGATATATGTCCACTGAAGATATATTGTTAGAATATCACAATGACTTAAAAGAAGAACATATAAGACTTTTAAAGGAAGAGAATAATAATGGTATAGAATCTGATGGACCTTCCTATTACATAAAAGCTACATCTCCAGAAACTCAAGGAATTTGAAACAGTACACATACTGGAATACTTGGAGGGCTTGAGGCTCATCCTATATGGCCTGGTGATCAGAATAGAACTAACCGTTATACTCGTCCTAAGTTATGAACCGTCCATGATGTTGAATGAATAGAAGTCAATTATAAAACTGGAAAACAAACAAGACATGAAGGAACACGTATTGGGGATGAAATTTATATCACAAGAGGAGAGTCTGAAAATATTATAAGAACAAAGGATAATCCCGATAAATGTAAATTAAGTGTTAATGGACTATTCTTCTTAGATAAGAATGGAGATCCTAATTCTATGATTATCAAAACTATGGATTTGCAAAATCGCTTTGATCTTTTATGCTTCTATAGAGATAATCTAATTTCAAGTTCTGGTACGGTTGGAGATTGAGTAGATTTGGCATATGTTCCACAAGTATTGGGAGTGGAGCTTCCAGAAAGACTTCAAAAATGGCTAGCATATAAGAAACAAGGTCTTGGAATTATAGATAGTAGTCAAGAAGGAGCCCAAACTATGAATACTATATTTAATGGCTTTGATGATACAATTAAAGCTCAAAGTATTCAAGCTATTGAATTAGCTATGCAATCTATCAAGCAACAAGTGTCTATGGTTACAGGTGTTTTACCTGAGGCTTTAGCACAATATGAGCAGCGTGATGCAGTATCTAATGTTAATTTAGGAGTTCGTACCACGATGCTTCTTACCAAACAAATATTTAAAGCTATGGATACTATTTATAAGGAAGTAAACTACGATTTACTTAATCTTGCTAAATTAGTGTGGAAAAAAGGTATAACTGGTACCATAGTTTTAGGTAATTATGCAAAAATCTTCACTGCTCTTCCTGAATATTATACTTTAACAGACTTTGATATTCATATTGAAGACAGTACTGATTCATATCAAAATGTTCAATCTCTTCGTGCTATAAGTGGAGAGCTAGTAAAGAGTGGAGTTGCAGATTTAGAGGATATTACAAACCTAATAACAGCCTCATCTACTACAGAATTAAAGAAATATATTGAGAAATCAATAGCACGTAAGAAAGAAGAGAATAATATCATAACTCAACTTCAACAACAAGTTCAGCAATACGAACAAAACTCAAAAGAATTACAGAAAGTAAATCAGCAATTACAGCAACAGTTACAACAAGTTCAGAATCAATTACAAACTAACAATCAAGCAAAACTTGAACTAGAAGCTCAAAAAGTTGCTTTGGAAAAAGAACGAATACAAAATGAAAAAGAATACAATGATAAAGTAATTGAAACTAAAAAACAGCAAGTTGATATACAAGCAGCTGAAACTGTTGATTCCAATCCATATAACGACAAGATAAAAAGTGTAATATAATATGAATAAACGATTAGTAATACAGTTAATAGTAAGCTCTGATTGTAAATTAGTTGCAGTAGATAATAGTGATTATTTAGCATCTGGGATTGATTTAAGAGACTATGTTATGATAGATTTTATCAGGTATAATACTGATAAATGTCCCGTCAATAATTCAGTTCGAATTCGAAGGGAAATACATAGTAGAGGTCATTATCTTGCTAAGTTTTCATCTGCATTCCTTTTAGAAAAAGATGGAACTTATTCTTATTGCAAATTAGTAGTACCGTTATTAAGTTCTTTTTTAAATATTCAGGATAAATATGTGGGAATAAAAGACCAGTTATTTTTCCATGAAACTACATTATATAAATGTAATGTTGAGGATAACAATGAAGAATATGATCTTAGTACTGTATTATCTAATTCTAAAAAAATTGATAATTATATAGAAGCATATGAGTACGTACAAGAAGGAAATGCTTCACAAACTCTTTACTGTCCTGAGAAGAAAGTATTTAGTGTTTGTAAATTACAAAAGTGTTTAGTAAACTTACAAAAGCAATTACTAATGAGTAGTCATCTTTGTAAGAGTGGAAATTGTAATGTAGACCAAGGATTACGTGACAAAAGAGACTTCTTATTCAGTGCAATGTATGTTTTTGATTATCTTAAAGACCTAGGTAACTTTACTGAGGCCCAGAGAATTTTAGATAATATGACCTCTTGTGATACGATATGTAAGGATAATTTTAATAATTGTAGTTGTGGAAGTTCTATATAATGTATTGTATCGATTATTTACTAATGAGCTGTTAAAAATGAATATAGGGTACAGCTTTGATCCACATACTTTAGCTATGATGAATGATTTAATCAATGCTATTGATTATATAGAATGTGGGAATCCAAAAGATAAAGAAATAATTAAGATAATTCAGTATTATGAAGCAATATAAGATAAAACCACCTATACAGGATGATATATATTCAGAAGAATATTATCATTTATTAAACTCACGAGATTTTTACAAAGGCACTTCATTCAGAATGAGTGAGTGATTAATAGGAACACATTATTTTCATGATGAGCATCTTATTGACTTTGTATCTTTTTCTGGGTGTATATTATATTGTATTAAAAGTCATTTAGCTTCTGAAGGAAATAGTCCTAAGCCCATTATAGAAGATGGTAAGGTTGTGGGAATACAACCAAGTATTTATTGGAATTTTGTTCTAGGTGCTAGTTATAAAGGTCCTTCTGGAGAAGGAGCTACTATAAAAGTAGGTAGTGTTACAACAGGAGAACCTGGCAGTGCTGTAAAAATTACAAATAGTGGTACTGATACCAACGCTATTCTTAACTTTACAATTCCTAGAGGAGAACCTGGAGTTGATGGATCTACACCAAATATAAGTGCTATTGTGGAAAGTGTTACATCTCCACAAGAACCTTCAGCTGATGTTACCGTAGAAAATGACCTTTTCAAATTTAGTTTTGGACTACCAAAAGGGGAACCTGGAACCAACGGAAAGGATGGTAAGGATGGAAAAGACGGTAAAGATGGCACAAATGGCCAGGATGGAGCTCCAGGACCTGCTGGAACGCCTGGAGCTGATGGAGCTATGCAGGAATATATATATAAGTTAGTTAAAGACGAAGATGAATACCTTGATGTAATGAAACCTGATTCTAGAGATGAGGATGATTATGTGCCAGAGGGATGGACTGATAATCCAACTGGAATATCTTTAGAATATCAAGTTGAAGTAGCTTGTGTCAGAAAAAAGAGTGCGGGCACCTCTGTGAATCCTAGAGGACATTGAGGGGATTGATCAGCTCCATTTATTTGGGCTAAATGAGGTGTGAATGGAAAGGATGGTGATGGTGTAGAATATATATTTATCAGAACTAACAGAGATGAAGTTCCAAGTACACCTGTTGTTCCAGGGGAACAAAATGAAGAATTACCTACGGATCCTGTTTGGGGGAAATGGACTGATGATCCTACAGGAGTAGATTCTTCGTGAAGGTGAGAGTGGGTAAGTCTAAGAAAATGAAGGGATGGAAAATGGGGTCCTTTTGGAGTGCCTACACTATGGTCATATTATGCAAAAGACGGAGAACAAGGATTAAGCTTAAGAATCATGTATGCTAAAACAGCGAGCCCTGAAGTTATCCCTCCTGTACAGAAGACTGAAGAAAATCCAGGATCTGACTGAAGTACTGTAGTTCCAATTCATGAAAAATGAGAAATAATTTGGTCTATTCAAGCGACATTTTCTACAGTAGGGTTAGTAGGAGAGTGATCTGATCCTGTTCAAATGACAGGTGATAAAGGGGATACAGGAGCTGCTCCTAACTACAAAACATATATGTATAAACAAAGTGACTCAAGACCTGCTAAACCCTCTGGGACTAGTCCTGATCCTGAAGAATATGAAAGTCAGGGATGAATGGATTATCCTACATCAAGTGAAGGCCAGTGGTGGCAGTCTGTAGGCTCTGTTAATGGGTTAGAAAATATAGTATATAAGTGATCAGATCCTATACAATTAAACGGCCGAGACGGACAAGCTCAAGATGGTAAGTTTATTGAACAAAGATTTGCTGTAAATACAAGTTATTCATTTCCTCCAGACATTGCTTCTAACAGAACTCAAAGAGACCCGAGTACTACCTCAGTTTCTTGGACTATTAAACCTCCTACTAAGGGAGAGAATCAGTATTTATGGATGACAATGGCAACAATCAAACCTGATAATACGGTATATACTGATGCTTTTAATGAAGGTTGAACTGATCCTGTATGTATTAGTGGAGAAAATGGTAATTGAAAACAATATGTCTTTGTAAAATCAGAAACTAAACCTTCTAAACCTAGTGGAACCAATCCATATCCTCCTATCAAATCAGCAGATGATAGATATACATGGATAGACGCCCCGACTGATGGAGAAAGTAATTGGTGAATGTCTGTAGGTTCAGTTAATGGTACCACAGGTGTTGTTTCTGGAGAATGAAGTGATCCTGTAAAGGTTACAGGAGAAGATGGGAAGCCAGGACAGGATGGACAGAACGGGCAAGACGGAAAACCAGGGGAAAATGGAGTTTGAACTGATTTTAAATTTGCTTTTACAGAAAAAGGAGGAGAGGCACCTTCTATAAATAAGAAGGCTCTTAATCCTGGAGATCATTGGGTTGATACTTGGGAAGATTCGGGAGATCGAGATATATGAATGACCTTTGCGGTTAAGAAATATAATGAATCACATCAAGAAGAATTAGCTAATCCTGAAGAGGGATGGGCCACTCCTAGACGTATAAATGGAGAACAGGGACTCCCAGGTGAAACTGGTCCTGTTGGAGATCCAGGACCTGCAGGGGCTAATGGTGTTTCAGGTATTCCTGGAGTTGATATTGAAATGAGGTATTGTAAAGGTACTGAAAGTACATATACAGGATCCAGTGACTTAGGAACTAATAGGAATCCAACAGGATGGTATACAACACCCCCAAGTACAGATTCATCATATCCTTATATATGGTGGATTCAAGCTAGAATAAATCATAGGAGAAAACCAGATAATGCAGAAGAATTTGAAGAATTTTTAGAGGAGCCTTGGAGTTCTCCAGCTAAGCTTAGCGGTACTAATGGATTAGATGGTGCTCAAGGAAAGAGAGGGCAACTTATATATCCAGCAGGGGAGTTTAATAAAGATACAAAATATCAATGTACTGAAGATAAAGCTCCTTATGTATATGATTCTGATGCTGGAGAATTTTATGTGTTAAATAAGCCTGGGTATTGAACAGGAAATCAACAATCTGCTGGACACCAAACTCCTGGAACAGATGAAACTAACAGTTGAGTCAAAATGGAGTCTTTTGAAGCCTTCTTTACAAAGGTAGGTATTATTGGAAATGGGTTGATTGGATCTGCAGTATTTAACAATCAATACATGTTCAGTCAAAGAGGAGTTAACTCAGAAGGAACTCCAAGTAGTAATTATACAGAATTTAATCCAGAGATTCCTACTGGAGGGGATTTTACTCCCAGCATATTACTTAACCTTGAAGATGGAAGTGGTCATTTAGCTCAAGGTCAAATAAGTTGAAATGAATCTGGGGCATTAAAAACAGAGTCAATAGAAATAGGATCTAATGCTTATTTCAATTATGAGAAGAATAACACCCAGGATAATCATATTACTATAAAAACACTACATGCAAAGATTACAGACTTAGACACAGATAGCTATGTGCTACTAGATTTTGATCCTAAGGAAGGGCACTGAGAAGAAGGTAGAATATATGAAGGAGTAATAATTAACGCAACTTCTTTTATATCTAGAATTCAGCTAGGGGAACCTGATGGAGCGTCCCCTATTAATATCAAAGCATATCTACCAGGCAGTTATCTATATGATGATGATCAGGTTGGATTAAAAACATGAGTTCAATATGTAAAGTTATCTCCTTATAGTGTCTTAAAATATATCTTTGAATGTACAAATATTACTGCTAGCCATGTTGAAGGAGAAATTTATATTACTAATGGATCTGAGTTTTTAATAGAGGAGTCTTCTAGATTATCTGGAAATGGTACTTATAGATATACCATAACTTCAAAAAATATATATGATATAGCTCCTCTAAACATTATTGATATTTTAGATGTCAGTGTAAATAGGAGACATGTCACCTCTTATGTTTACAAGAGTGTTCCTCAAAGTGTTTTAAAAGTAACCGTGGCATGAATAGGGTATACAATTAATAAAGGTCACATATTCCAAATAAATCTTGGATCTAACTTTAGTAATTCAAATCAGATACTACATTGTATGGGAGTTGCACAAACAGAGGGGGATATAAAATATATATTTCATATGGCAGAAAATGCTCCTACCTCAGGAAGTGTAGAAATTGTGTTAGACGCTCTTTCAGTTAATACTTCAACACCTTCTGTTGGGGATAGCTTAGCTATACAAGATTTAGACGCAATTCCATATTCATTTAGAGTTATCCTCTACAGTACAAATGGAGTACATTATGCTTAAATATCTTAATTATAAATTAACTATTAAATATGAATAAAATAGATATACTTCCTGATGTTGATCTTCAAAATTCACGAGAGTACTATGGTTTATATAACTCTAGAGATTTTTATAAAGGAACTTCCTTTAAAATGTCTGGAGAGTGAATTGAAGGAACCCATTACTTTAATGATGAATATATAGTTGATTTTATTTCTTTTGAAGGAGCCTTGCTCAGTTGTACTAGAAGCCATATATCGACTGCTACTACCAAGCCTAGGTTAAAGAAAACAGAAGATGGAACAATTATAGGAATAGAACCAAGTAATCACTGGAATTTTGTAATGGCAGGATCCGAGGGTCCAGAAGGAAAATCATGGGTTCCGACTGTTGAAGATGGAAAATTAAAATGAGTTTTAACTTCTGGAGAGCCTAGTGAGGTTCCTATTACAGACCTTAAAGGAGACCCAGGAGAAAAAGGAGAGATTGGAGATACAGGAAAGACAGGTCGCGCGGCAACTATTAAATTAGGAACTGTTACAACGGGTGATCCAGGATCGAGTGTTGTGATTAAAAATAGAGGAACTGAAACAGATGCTATACTGGATTTTGTTATACCAAAAGGAGATACTGGATCTCCAGGTCCATCTGGAAGAGATGGTGTTGATGGTAGAACAGGAGATAAAGGAGATCCTGGAAAAAATGCCACTATTAAAATAGGAACTATAAAGACAGGAGAAGCAGGATCTAAAGTTTCCATTACAAACAGCGGCACTGATACTAATGTAATTCTAAATATTACAATTCCTAAAGGGGATAAAGGGGATAAAGGAAGCACAGGAGACGACGGTCCTCAAGGTATTCAAGGAGTACCAGGAAAAGATGGAGAAACCCCTGAGTTTAAAATAGTTACAACATCTTCAGGCATAGAAAAGGAATTATACTATAAAACTCCTAGCGAATCAGAGTGGCACAATGCAGGAATTGTAAGTAATATTCCTGGAAAAAGCGTCAAACTGATTAGGGTCTGGGGGCGACCTGGATCTTTAGAGGATGATAGAATCCTTTGGGGTTATGATGGAATTCCAGTAAGTGAATGAACAACTTTATGTTACCTAAATGAGTTAAAAGGAGACACTATAGAAAATGTAGATATTACAGATGATGGTAAAATAACTATGGAAATGTCTTCTGGTAACTTATTAACAACTGAAGGTGATGTTCTACCACGGTTTGTTGAAGGAGTTACTGAGACTATAGATTGGGATCAAAAGGCTAATATAACTTTAAATAAGAGTAATGCTCCTAGAGAATGAGCTCTTAATGTTAAAGTACCTAGAGGGAAGCCCGCTACTGTTACTGTAGTTTCTGAGGTAGAAAAACTAGCTCCTGATGCTCAACCTTATGTAACTGATTTAAATCCAGATACTAGTGATGCAAATCTTAAATTTGGAATTCCACAAGGAGAGAAGGGGGATCCTGGAGATGAAAACATTGCAATTGGTTGTCAAGATGATTTTCCTAGTGGAGCTCCAGACCAAGACAAAATATGATATGATCCATGTGATGATGCGTTAGGTGGGTATAGTGTTGTTGACTTCCTTTATAATGCATACTTAGCTGCTGGAGGAACCCTAACACAAGAAGCTTTTATTACTGCATTAGATCACCTTTCAATGGTTACTGGATTACAGATAAAGTTTGCAGATAGTTTTGAAGCATTAGGACCCGCTACTGCTGATAAGTTAGGGCAACTTTGATTGGTTCCTTCAAGTAAAACAGAACCTAATAACTTATTCGATGAATATGTAGTTATTCATTCTCCTGATACTGTAGAAGATACATATATGTGGGAGAGATGAGGAAATGGAGAACTTGACTTTGATTTAGATGATTATTATACAAAATATGAAATAGATGAATTTAAAGTATCAGTTCCAGATAAGTTATACTATAGTGCAAAAATAGTTGAAGTTCCTGGAGAACTTGAAAAAGATCAGATTATTCTAGAACTTGGGTATAGACAGAAAGACCAAAATGGAAATTTTACTATCACAGATGTTCAAAATGTTTTCCTTCCTGAAGCTACTAAAACAAATGCAGGATTTATATCAATTAGGGATAAGAATAGAATAGATTCTATAGAAGGACTCGCAAAAGCTCAGTTTCTACAAGGCACTGGAATATCCTTTACAACCACAGAAGACAGTAAACTTCAAATAAGTATAGCTTCAGAGACTTTATCTAAAATAGATAATTCAGATTCTGAGGTTAAGAGATTAGAGACTGATAAAGTGCCTTGGACAATTGATGAAAGTTCTCAAAGTAAAAACATAGTTCTTCCAGAAAATAGTTCTTTACTTTCAACAGGTACAGAAAATACTTATTTACTAATAGCATTGTCTAATGAAGATAATACAATTAACATTGGAACTATCAATACTAAAGTTTTATTAAATTCTTCAGAAAGACCACAAGTTAATCTTCCAGGAGGAGTTAAAAACTTAGCGTACTTAGAGGAACTGAACTCAGTCTCTACAGATCTTACTAACTTAACAGAAGCTTTAGAATCGCTTAAGACTAGAGTAAGTACAAACGAGACACAAATTTCCTCTCTTGCACAGTCTAAACAAGATAACCTAGTTTCAGGAACTAATATTAAAACTATTAATGGACAATCTATATTAGGAGAAGGAGACTTACACATTACAGGAGATGTAACTGAGGCTCCTGAGGATGGAAAGTTATATTTACGGCAAAATGGAAGTTGGGTTGTATTTGATCTAGAAGGATTAAAGACTGAGCTAAAACAATATGCAGACTCATTAATGAAGTGAGAGGAGTTCTTAGAAAGTTAATTTCATATTATATTCTCCTCTTTATGGCAATTATTGATAAAAGATTTGTATATTTCCAAAATAAAGAGGAGAATATAATAATTTAACATATTATATTTATGGCAATTATTGATAAAAGATTTGTATATTTCCAAAATAAAGAGGAGAATATAATAATTTAACATATTATATTTATGGCAATTATTGATAAAAGATTTGTATATTTCCAAAATAAAGAGGAGTTCAATAGCCATTATCAAGAATCTACGGATGGAGGGAATACATATGGAGACTTACTAGGAACTAGTTTAGTATTTATTGAAAGTACTCAGGAAATATGAACTCATGGAGAGGTATATAAATGTGATATAAATACAGAAAAGGTTCAAGAACTTCTAAATAGTCATACTTTTGATGCTTCAAAAATAATTTCTGGCACAATTGATATAGCTAGACTCCCAAAAGGAGCTCTAGAAAGATTAGTTCCTGTAGCTAATGAAAGTGCTAGATTTAAACTTACCTCTAATGATGTTCAAGAAGGAGATACGGTTAAGGAACTAGATACAGGTCTTATGTATTTAGTTGTAGATGTTACTAATCTTGATAATTCAGCAGGATATGAGATATATACAGCAGGTTCTGCTGCTAGTGTACCCTGGTCAGGAGTAACTAGTAAACCTACCTTTGTGACTAGAAATATTTCTCTTAATAATATTAGTTATGATGTATGATCTACATCCTCTAATAACATACCTAGTATATATGCTCCTAAAACAGCTGGAACATCTGGGCAAATTTTAAAGTCATCAGGAAACGATGAAGCTCCTGTTTGAATTAATCCGAGTGAATTATCAGTTGGTTCAGCAAGTAGTGTATCATGGTCCAATATTACTGATAAGCCTGATTTTTTATCTTTAGGAGAAACTTCTACAACTGCCTATGCAGGTGACAAAGGTAAGCTTAACAAAGATATATTGGACTCACTAGGTCTTACAAACATAAGTGATATTGATAATTCTATTGGCACTAACGCTGTTTCAAGAGATTCTGATCAAATTAGAATTAATCTTATAAAAAAATCTCGTAGTAGTACTTCAAACCCTTTTGGTTCTGGCGAGTCTATTAACATACCTATTCCATCAGCCTCAGCAGAAAAGGCTGGAGTAATGTCAGCAGCTGATAAAGCTAAATTAGATTCTATTAATATAGGAAATTATTTACCTCTTTCAGGAGGTAAAATGACAGGTAGAGTGTCAGTAGTGAATGATAAAGGAGCATTTGAATATGGAAAGGGAAGCGCAGCTATCATGTTTAATGGGATGAATAATATAGATGATAGTAATTGACATTGTTTCCTTGGTATTAAATCTAATATAGGAGGAACTCTATCATTTGGAGGTTTAAATAACACTCTAGGATTTATAGGGTATTTTGCTGATAGAGTACAAAATGGATATGACTTTGGGTTTAGAGTTAATATGACTACGGGGGTCTGAAATGTAGAAAATAGTAGTAATGGAGAGGCTCTTACTATAAATAATAAACCAGTAGCCACTAAAGAATGGTCCAATTCCCAATTCCTTAAATTATCAGGAGGCACATTAACAGGAACATTAACAGGAACTGAGATATTACTTCCATATACTAAATCTACATATGATGGAAGTAATGGTAATTTAGGATCACTACCTATTAGTGGTACTTTAGTAGGAACTAATTTAAATACAGATGCTCCTAATTATAGATCGTTTATTGGAGGTTATTATAAAGACAATTCCTGATACCATTTACTCTCAATAAGGCATAGGAATGGGGGTGATGATGGTGAGAATTATGATGGGTCCCGTTATGGAATGGTTATTGTTGCTAATTATAATCCTAACATAAATGGTTCAAATCTTACATGAAGAAGACAATATGCAGAAACTTGAGAAGATACTAGAACTATATATGACAGTAAAAATCTAATAGCTGCTACAACCACAACTAATGGATTAATGTCTTCTATTGATAAAGATCTTCTGGAAAATAAAGTTCAGAAATCATATACTCATGATATTGATGCATCTACTTTAGATCCTAATACCTATTATCCTGTTACATATGAATCAAAATATAATGCAAATACTGACGATAGATTTACATTTGAAGTATGAAGTCCATTAAATTATACTACCACTTCCTGAGGATCATTTAACGCTTCTAATGGAAAAGGAAGTTATTCCTGTTATATACGTTGAAAAGATACTCCAGATGGATGGGGTTCTGTAAACTCAGGTAGAGAACGTATTGTAGAAGTATCAACATATAGATATTGTACATCTCTTCCTATTCAGAATATAGGTCAATTAACTTATAGCTCTGAGTATAGTTTCTTTGTTAGAGGAGGAGGTAAGTATAAGTTTAGAGTAACTGGGATGCATGTAGATAAGAATGATTTGCCAGTGCTTCATTCAGAAACTTATACTACCCCAGAAGGCCAGAGTATCTCTCCTACAACTAAACAGCTAAATACAGGTACTTTAATGAATAGTACTATGACAAATTATCAATATTGAGGAAATACTACAGAAGGAACTATTTATCCAGGATATGATGTTAGAATAGATATTTGTAATGGAGTATTATCATTAACTGTTTCTGTAGGAACAAACTATAGGTATCCTTATTCAGCAGATGCTTTTTTGATGGTTTCCAAAAACGGATTAACAGGGGTTAAATGAAATTATGGAACAGATGTAGCAGCTATAGTTTGTTCAGAGGATGCTAAAGACCCAACTGTAAATTTAACTTCAAATCCTAACTATGACTTTATTGTATTTACTATACACTTTCAGCCTGTAACTGATTTTAGTGTAAATAATAAGCAATCGTTTAATGCAATTATAAATGCTGCAGGATATAAAAGAATATAATTATGTTTTGGTTTTACACACAAAATAAAGCAAATAGTAAGAAAGAACTAGCTTTAAGTGCTAGTTCTCTTACTTTCTTAGCCTCTGGAAGTAGTTTGGATTTGAATATAATCTCTAATATTCCCCAAGATGAAATTACATATGAAGTAAATAGTACTGGGATTTTTACAGTTACAAGATCAGGTTATAAATTAACTATTGAAACAGATAATCTTGGAGCTACTGTTACTCCCCAACAAAGTAGCACTCTTACTGTTAAAGCAAGAAATCTAACTGCAACTTGTACTTTAATAAGACAAGCAAATGTAATTACTCAAACTAAGGTTATACGTGATAATGGTGCAGAAGCTGTTTCTTCTTTTTTAGCCTCTGGTGGCGTTGGTGTATATGTTTGTCAAAATACCTTTACATCTGGTTCAAAAAATAATGGAGATAGAGGGAATGTAGATTTATGATCTTGCTCGCTTCCTGGTGCTATTAAGAAGTTATATACGATAGAAGGTGATGGTGTAGTTTGAAAAGCTGTAAGTTTTACTATACCTTCCAAAGGAGATGTAGTTAGTGATATTACAAACTTTACTGTAACTACCACTGATGGAATAGGAGCAACTCTAAATTGTACTCAAGCGGCCAATAAGGTTGAAAGCTTAGATATCAGAAGCTGGGAAGATAAGACTCCTATAACTTCAATATCTGCTATAGGAGTTGCAGATACCTGATATCATGCATATGCTACTTATACTAGCAATACTAAATCAAGAGTACAAGGGGAGTATTCTGGGTGAAGTACTAATGCTTCGTGAATCTCTCTTAGCAAAACCAACAATACTGATAATGCTGTTAGTGTTACTATAGGTTCACGGGGTACTACCCCAGGAGCTGCACGATCAGGTACTCTATCTTTTACCTATGGAGGAAAAGCTTCCTCTATTACTCTTACTCAAGCTAAGAATTATATAACGAGTCTTAAGATAGGAGGAGGATCTACTACCTCTTTTATACCAGCTACGCTTACATACTCAGCTGCGGGGGGTTCAAATCCCTTTACAGGATGGGCTGTGTATACAACAGGAGATCAAACATGTATTACTACATGAGCTGCTGGAGATTGAGTTCTTTCACAGTCTTACTTTAGTAAAACATTATCAAATGGAGTTGTTACCGTGATTGGAGAATACCGAGGAACCACTGTAGGAAGTCAAAGAACAGGAACTCTAACTGTAAACTTAAATTCCTCTACTACTGAGAATAAACAACTCTCAGCTCAAGTAACGTTAACTCAAGCTGAGAATACAAAGGCTTATGGAGCAATAACCATATCTGATTTTCACTATCCTGAGGCTTCTGCTACGGCAAATGCAACATCAAGTCCTGTTATAGCTACCTCCCAAGCAGTTTCTTATGATTCAGGAGCTAAAACTACAGAAAGTATTACAGGTACTAGGTCTTTTGCTATATCTGGCTTATCTCCTACATATGTGACTTTGGATTACTCTACAGGAGTATTAACATGAAAACAGAATACTTCAGGCAGTAGTAGATCAGTAATAATTAGTTTTACTGTTACTGCTAATGGGCAGAATGCTAATAACAGCTATAATGCTAGTCAATCTGCTGGAGTTAAGACATACTCTAATGTAACTGTATCTCTAAGTTATAGTAAAATTCCTGCTGGTGGGGGTACCGTTTCTCCTACTATATCTTATTCTCAAACATGAGGTTGGAATGGATCTACTACAGGTGGAGGAACAATCACCACAGGAGGTACTGTGACTTATAGTGGAGCTAGTAGTTCAAATGGAGCTGTTACAGCAGCTAGTAAGGGCAGTACTCTTTCAGGGGTAACTACTGTTGCTACAGTTACGGCAAAGGTGTCTTTAAATGGTAAAGAGGGCACCGCTACATATAAAGTACAACAAGCTGAAAATAAATATACCAGTGTAGAAATAAGGCATATAAATGACTATAGTTCACCACGTCTTTCCTATGAAGCGAAGGGTGGATCTGATGCTTATACAGCTCTATTTACTACTACTGCAGGAACTAGTGGTATAGAAACTACTTTAGTACCATACTCTGCATGGTCAATATCCTCTACTGATGGGTTTACAATGAGTTCTGGATCTACAGGAGGCTACTATGTAAATATATCTGCAGCTAATAGAGGAACTGTATTAGGAAACGCAAGAACTACAGTTTTAAAAGTTACCTACTCAGGAGTATCTTCTCAGATTACATTAACCCAGGCAGAAAATACTAGGGAAGCTACTAGTGTATCAGGAGGTACTTTAACATACTCTAATATTACAGCAGGAACTATCACTAATGTTACTATTCCTGCTAAAGGTGGTAGTGCTACGGCAACAGCAGGCAAAGGTAAACAGCCTTGACAAAGATCTCAAGAGTGGACAACCTATACTTATAGTTCAGGTGCTACAAAAGATGAGGTCACTGGTCTTGCAACATCAGGTACTAATGATGTTAATCCTAGTGTAGCTTCTATTACTGCAACTGCTACTTCAAAGGGTGTTATTGTTTCAAACCAAACTGTAGTTAAGTCTCAAGCAGTAACATGGTCTGCTAATGGTAAATCAGCATCAGGAACTATGTATATATATCAGCAGGAGAATAAAGTAGTTTCTACAGAATATGCTATTCCTGTAATATCTACATTTACTTACCCTGATATCCCTGCTAAAGGAGGAACTGTACTTCCCACAATATCCTGATCTCAGACTGTAGAGGATACTTATACATCTGAACAATCTAAAGATAGAACAATCACCACAGGAGGTACTGTGACTTATAGTGGTAGTGCTGTTAATCCCCAAACTGGGTCTTACACTCAAGGTACTAAGGGTACAACAGAAAGTGCTAGAAATAAGTGTATTACTGCAACAGTTACTGTAGTAGCCAACAGTAGAACTGGTACTAAAACTACTGATATTTATCAAGCTGCTAACACTAAGACTACTACCTATAGTGATGTTACAATTACTACTTTTGGTTACGCAGAAGCTCCCGCAAGTGGAAGTGTGTTAAGCCCTACATTAAGCTATAAGCAAACTAAAACTGACTCTTATACTTCAGGCTCTTCAGTTCCAACTGATATAACTTCAGGAGCGTCAGTTAGCTATAAGGGAGGCACAAATACAGGAGTAGATGGTAAAGTAAGAATACCATCAAGAGGAACGGTTGAAGGGCCCAGGACAGGAATAGAGGAAGTTACAGTTACAGTTACTTTAAATAGTAAATCTGCGTCAAGCACTGTTACAGTATATCAAGCTGCAAATGAGGTGACTTCAAAGAAAATTTCTCCTCAAGATCCTGTACCTACTCAAGAAACTATACCTGCAACTCAAGCTGGATACTCTTATTCAGGAGGAGAGTGCGATCTTGTTTACAAATATTCTTCGGGGTCAAGTAAAGTTGCTATGAGTATTGGAGAGCCTGGGGCTTCTCAATATGGTTTGGGTGTAACCTTTTCTTTAGTGGATAGTAGTGGAAACATTTCAGCTAGTGGCAACTATGTAACCTTTGGAGCAAATACTACTACTTCAGAAAGATATGCTATTGTAAATATGAAGTTTGTTACTAATCAATCTGATTGGGATTCAGATATTTATCAGATTACTATTACTCAAGAAGCAAAATCTGGTCCAGGAACTTTGACAATTAAGTTCCTAGGAACAGCACCTAGAATAGCTTATTATGTCCAAATGTTGATTAATGGTATTGCAGTAACTGGTCCTACCAGATATTCAGTACAAAGTAGTATAAATGGATTTACTATCTCCGAGGGTGAATTATCACATGTACTGGCTATAAACCCTGGTTCAGGAAATATTCTTGTAAATTTAGCCGACTCTAATGGTGGAAGTCCTTCTTATAGAGCAGAGCTTACCCAGCCTCAGGCAGCTAGTTTGCTAAATGGGACTAGTATATCAATATTTGCTAATAAACTAGCTTAAAAAGTTTAACCCAAAATAATAGAGTTAGGATCTAGTATAAAAAAATAGATCCTAACTCTATAAATTTGAGTTATTATTATGATAATAATAATATATTAATTATATTTGCATTATGTATTAAATAATAAAAACATATGGAAAATATTAATAAGTTTAAGTATTTTGAAAAAAAAACTGAGCTAGAAGAAAAACTAACATCAGCAAAAGATGAATATGATAAATATACTTCCTTTGTAGCTGATACCTTAGAAGTATATACACACGGGAAATGATACAAGTGTGATGTCAATAAGTCTTATGTAGATGGTCAAATTAATCTTTTAAATTCCTCTATTAATAGTAAATATGAGACACTAAAGAATGGAGGAAATGCTGAGGATATCATTGAAGCAGGATACAATTACTCTGGATGTAATAGTAACATTACTAGTGTAACTGGGTTTGATTGAAATAATCAAGATGCAGTAGTAGTAACTACACAAAAAATTTTATCATTTCCTCAGAATGTAAGAGTTATGGCTGGGATATATAACATAGGAAATTTTGATTATTATGTTTATTGTTTTTCTTACATTGGGGGAGAAATTTATGTTAATGCTGCGGGATATAATACTCAAGGGTCTTAAATTGTTAAATCAAAGAAAATTATGAGTGTTAAACATTATAATAAAAATACAGGAAAATGGGAAATATTCCCTGGAACAATAGGAGCTCCAGGGCTTTCAGCATATCAATCAGCTGTAAAACTTGGATATAAAGGCACAGAGGAGGAGTGAATAGAATCTTTACACGGAAAAGATGCGTACACTACAGCAGTAGAAAATGGATATAAAGGGACTGAGGAAGAATATAATTTAGCTTTAGCAGTAATTCCCAATATAGTTGATAAAGTAGAAAACCCAGATGAATCTCCAACTACAGGAAGCAAGGAACTAATTTCTTCAGGAGGTGTTAAAGAAGCTTTAGATTCTATAAATGAACAGACTAAAATAGAGTTTAGTAGAGTAGATCAAAGTATTTCTGAAGTAAATGATAAAGTCAATAATATAGTTGATAGTGGAATTAAAGCTCAAGTTACAGCTTTAATAGTAGATAATTTAGACTCGTCAGAGTCTGATAAGTCATTATCAGCAAACCAAGGAAAGGTTCTAAAAGAAATGATTAACCAGATTACTTCTGGAACTGTAAGAGTTGTAGAGTCTCTCCCTGAAGAAGGAGAAGAAAACGTTATATATCTAGTTAAGAAAGCTCAAGCTAGAACTGACTTGTATGAGGAATATTTATGGGTTAATGATGCTTGAGAATTAATTGGAAATACGTCTATAGATTTAAGTAATTATTACACTAAGTCAGATGTAGATACTAAGATTTCTAATTTGGACGGAAAAATAACAGGTAGTTCCACAACTATTAGTTCCATTATTACTAATGGAACTAAGACTCCTAAATTGCTAAGAATACAGAAAAACGGCAGTGAATTGACGTCTTTTGATGGTTCTGAGGAAAAAGTTGCAAACATAGAAATACCTACTACTTTATCTGATTTAAATGTTACATCTGAGGATATTATTGATGCTTTGGGGTATACCCCAGCAAACAGTGTAACATCGGGAAGTGGAGATGTTACTGGACCTAATGAAGTAACTGCTAATAATATTCCTATATTTTCAGATGCATCAGGAAAATTAATAAAAGACTCTGGGTTTAATGTAAATAGTTTTTCTGCTAAAAAGCATACACATAATACTTCTCAGATCATTGACTTATCAGATAATTTAAAAACTATTAATGGACAATCTATATTAGGTACAGGTGATATTACTAGTGATGTTATAGTACTCAAGCTGAGTACCAAGGAAGAGGAATCTAATCAAAATGTAGAAGAGATAACCAAGATATTAGATACAGAAGGTAAGATAGTATTAGTTTTAGTAGATAATAATCCAGGTTATTTTTATGAAAAGATTCAGAAGCTTCCTGATGATATATTTAGTGCCGAGATGATCGTTTGTAGTATTGTTGATAACACTCTTTTAAAATATCGACTTAATACAGTATCAGGAGAACTAAATAAAATCGATGAAATTAATTTTGATATAGTTGCAGCTTATAGGGACTCTAGTATTGGAATTAATTTAGATGAGGAAAGTAAAAATAATAATTTCATAGCTCAAGGAGGAATTATATTTCCAGAAGATTCCAATGAGGCTCGGCTAGAGATAATAAATTCTTATAAATTATCTTCACTAACTCAAAGAAGACCTTGCCTAATAAATATTAAAGGAGCTTTCTTTTATGGAGACTTATTTGTAGAGGGAGGATATGTTTATGTTGAATATAACGCTTCTATTCATCATATTACAGTTCTTAAGATAAGCTGTATAGATGGATCATTTACTACTGAAAGGGTTTATGATTTAGATACTTTTAATAACGAAGCTACTGTTGATCTACTTTCTTATGGGGTAGAGTGGGATGATACGGTAGCTGACCCCCATTTAACTAGAATAGGAAATCCTTTGCTACATAAATCTTTGCCTATTCAGTCTGCATTTAAAGGATGTGTAGCAAATAAAGGAGAAATAAACTACTATTTAGATCCTAACGATTGATCTAAAAAGGAAAATGGAGAACCATCTATATTGGATGGTACTGATGGAACTGTAAGAGTACATATACCTAGATTTTATGGAAAATCTGGTACTAATGGTTCTAAACATTGGGTTAGAGTATCTCAGGTACAAATTGATCCCTCTTGAACTGAGATTCCTGAAATGTTAGTAGACGCATATCTTTGTACTGTAGATACTACAGATCCAGAAACTCTAAAGGCAGTATCAGTAGTTAATACAACCTCTAATTTTAGAGGTGGAAGTAATAGATCAGATTATGATCAATACTTAAGTTCAAATGTAGGAAGAACAGACTTAGGAAAGTCTAGAACTAATTTAACTAAAACTGTTTTTAGAACTTATGTTAGAAACGCAGGATCTGAAATTTTGTGCTATGATTACTATAAGTGAATATTCGGATGGCTCTATATAATAGAATATGCTAATTTTAACGTAAAAGAGGCTTATAATTCTAGTCTAACGTCAGAAGGGTACCATCAAGGAGGGCTTGGCGAAGGAGTTTCTAACTTTACACAATGAAAGAATTATAATGGATATAATCCCATTATACCATGTGGTTATTGTAATGAATTTGGGAATTTTACAGGAGTAAAAGATTTTAATGTTCCTGAAACAGTACTTAGTGATGATGTAACAGTACCTAGCACAACCCTAAAAGTTCCAAGATGAAGAGGGTTTGACAATCCTTTTGGACATTTATGGTGTGGTGTTGAAGGAATTCTACTTCAGGGAGTTCAGGAAGAGGAAGAATATAAGTACTATAATGTATATACTACAACAGACCCCAATAACTTTGGTGGAGGAGAGACCCAAAAAGACAAAATGAAATTTATTGGAAAGCAGATATATACCCAGGGTTATACTAAGTCTCTAGCATTAGGAGAAACAGGAGAGATTATTAGCTCTAGTATGGGAGGCTCAAGTACTACCTATATGTGTTCTTATGTTGCTACAGGTGAAAAAAATGGTAATATTAAATCTGTTTTGGTTAAAGGATGTGCTACTGGGGCTGATTCTGTAAGCCCTCTAAGTTTAGAGGTTAGTAAAGACGAAAGTCATTTATGGCCAGGCCTTGGATTTCGTTCTGTATCTCTAGTAACTAAGTGGTAATTAATATGATATCTAAGTAAAATAAATTAATTTATATAGAAATTATGAAAACACCAGTAAGAGTAACTAACAATCAGAATCCTGGAAAGATTACTAAACTTGGCAATAATAAGTACTATTATAATTATGATATTCAAGAAATTGAGAACAATATATCAAACGGTATAGATAATACTAACACAAAGTGTTATTCATATATTCAAATATATTTGTCTGGGAATCCAAATTATAAGGACTGTGTTGAAGGAGTAATAAGAGCGTATCTAAGTGAAACAGAAGAATTTGATTTAATAAATAGTTATAACTGTAAAATACTTGGGTTGCTATCCTCAGACTCTTCAGAACATGAGTATAAGGAATACTTAGCACTAGTCCAAAATATAAAAAGTAAAGTTAAAATGGATTTTAGTGATTAAATATGATTAAGATAATAAGAACATTATTAGCCAAGATAATTGACGATATTGATACAGGAAATTCAAACTTAACACCAGAAGAGTGTGAAGAAATAATAGATTATCTTTCTAGTATAACAAACAAAAATGAGAAGTTAAGTAAATATCAAGCATGTAAGTATTTAAAAATTAGTAGAGCTACATTTGACAATTACGTTCGTGCAAAGAAACTTCCTGTTGGTAGAAAACAACAAGGATTTAAAGAACTTTATTGATACAAAAAGGATCTTGATAAGTTTTTAGATAACTAGCATTGTTAGGATAATACTTACTGAATATAAGTCCCTTAAGTAGAGATACTTAAGGGACTTTTTTATTTTTGTTAGCATCGTTAGGTTTCAGAATTCTCTGTCTGTAACTTTGTAGTGTTGATCAACACAAAATAATGTTTAACTATTTAAATATTTAAGTTTATGGCAGAGGAAAAAACTTATGTATTTGGTGATACTACTGGTAACAACGGTATGTTATCACTTTTAGGACCACTAATGCAGCAGAGAGGAATCGATCCAAGTGTTCTTCTGGCTATGCGTAATAACGATGGCTTTGGAGAAGGCGGATGATTCATCTGGGTTATATTTTTATTCTTCCTTATGGGTTGGGGAGGAAATGGATTTGGTAACCGTGGTGGTTTAGCAAATGAAATTAATAACGATTATGGTAGAGAGATGTTACTACAGGCAATTAATGGTAATGGAAATGCAATTGGTCAGTTAGCAACGACTTTAAATTGTGATGTTAATGCTATTCAGACAGCTATAAACGCTGTACAGAGTCAGATTCAGTCAGTTGGAAATCAGGTAGGTATGAGTGGTCAACAGATTATAAATGCCATTCAGTCTGGCAACTGTCAAATAGCTTCACAGCTGGCTTCATGCTGCTGCGATATTAGAGAGTCGATAACTAAACAAGGTTATGAAAATCAATTAGCCACTCTAAATCAGACTAATGTTTTAGGGAGTAAAATCGACCAACAGACAACTCTCATTAATGACAAATTTTGTCAGCTTGAAATGAGAGAAATGCAGAACAAAATCGATGCTCTGCGTGAGGATAAGTCTGCTCTTATCAACCAGCTTTCTCAAGAGCATCAAACAAATGCTATCCAAGCTTACCAAGCTCAAACAATTGCTCCAGTTAGTGCTGCCTTGGTGACCCTTCAGAGGGAAGTAGATAGTATAAAGTGTAAACTTCCTGAATCAGTATCTGTTCCATATTCTCCTGTTGTTGGAATTCCTACATGTGTAGCCGCACAATATGGTCTTGGTTATGGATTAGGATACGGTTTATATGGAAATGGTAATTATTGGGGTTAATAAAAATTTGTAGTTATGGCAATATATCCTTATCAATTTATTAATACTAGAGGTATTCCTACAGTAGAGACAACTGGTGTTTCTGTGGGTACAGATGCTGTGACCTTTCAATTTAAAAATCATGCAGCATTTAATACTCCTTTTAGAGGACTATTGCTTGTAAAAATTGGGCAGGAAATTCCTGCTGGAACCACTGCAACACTTCCAATTAGATTTACTTCAGAAATAGGAGGAACCAATAATGTCACCACCACAGGAGGTGCAAATCTTACGGTAGCAGGAATCCCAGGGACTGGGGTTTATTTATTCTACTACGATAGATTAACGGATGTTTTACAAGTAATAACAGTATAATATGTTTCAATCACTTAGACCAAATAACCAAGTATTTATATTACACAAAGACAGGGCTTTATTAGAAACAGGCTCTGTAGTTAGTGTTTCGATGCCTGTTCCTAAATATCCAGTACAGCCAATGTTTGGACAACCCCAAGAGATGGTTGTAGATATTGTAGTTAAGGTGAACAACCAAGATGTTACATATCAAAAGATTCCAGCTAATTTAGATATTGCTGATTTTAATAATAGTAATATAGTTTTATCTGATAGTAGAGAAGCTATGAACGCTGAGATTACAAGTCTTAAGCAGAAGAGCATTACAATACTTAACAGTATAGATTTTCATAAAGAAATGATTTCTAACTGTGATCGAATACTGTCGGAATTAAATCCTGAATTTGCTGAGAAACAACAACAGCAACTGGAGATAAATTCTCTTAAAACTCAAATGGGAGAGATGTCGAAAAGTATTACTGAGTTAATGGATCTAAATAAGAAACTTATGTTACAATTAAAAAAGGAGTAATATATGAGAGTGTGGGAAATTAGAGAAGGAAGAGATCGGGACTTAGACTATCGTATGGGCATGAGAGGTTACGAGAAAACCGAGAAAGAGGCATATGAGTGTGGTTTTGAGGATGGATACGAAAAAGCCATGGATGAGATGATGGGAGAACGATCTAATTATAGGTCTTCTTATCGCATGGGAGAACGTAGAGGTCGATAATCATGAGAAGAGAGAGGTTAGATATTAGAGATAAAATGCCGTCTGGTATGGAAGAATATCTAGCCCAGAATGGATGGCATTTTAACAAAAAGCTATGTGAATGGGCTGTTTCAAGAATGTGAAGATTGAGTCAAGATGGAAAGAAGGAAAAGATTCAAATGACCCCAAAAGACGAAATACAAACATTGTTTAAGAACTATAATATAACTGTTGATAATTGTGTAGGATATGATGTATCTTATGTATATCATATGGCACGATCGGATTATTTTGGAAAATCTATTACTAATGATCGAAATCTTTTACAATTTGTAAAAGATTATATTGATGATCCAGATGGGTATGATGGTCTTCCAATGACTCGGTTTTATGCAGATTGTATTGGTTCAGGAACCCCAATTATGTGAGAAGATATGCTCTAATTTAGTATGATAGTTCAGAACTTTTACCTGGAAGATTGAGACTGACATATAACGGTATATTATGCAGTTGATACATATTACGTAGATGAGATTCTAGAGGAACTAGAATTGATTGATTGTAGTATGTTTGAATTAGTAAAGGCTGAAGATACTTTGCTAAGTGGAAATTATAATATAGGATTAACATATTCTAGTTTAAAACATAGATGTTCCATAGTAGTTATAGGTATAACTACCTCGGCCGCTGAATTTCAAAACACATTTGATCATGAGAAAGGCCATTTAGTTATGCATATAAGTTCTGCCTGCAATATAGATCCGTTTAGTGAAAAGTATCAATATTTAGCAGGAGAGGTTGGACAGAAGATGTTTAGAATTGCAAAGAGATTTTTATGTGATGAATGTAGGAAAAAATTAACTATAGAGATTAAACATAAATATTAGAAAGATGAAAGCCACCAAATAACTTGGTGGCTTTTTTTATTTATATACATTAAAAATTTGGTTATTAAATAATTATTATTTATCTTTGCAGATATTATAAATAAAATAAGAACAAATATGAAAAAACTTAAATTAAACATTGCTACAAGGTTAATTTTGCTAGTAAATCTACCTGAACAAGGTTCAGTTGTAGATATGATTTCTAAACGAAATGTTAGAAGAAAAATTGATTTTTCTAGTGAAGAGATGGAGTCAGCAAAGATTAATATAACAGAGGACAAGGTTACTTGGGATCCAAATGCTGTGCCAATAGAAGTAGAATTCACAGAAAGTGAAGTTAATTTTTTAAAGGATATTATTGACAAGTTAGATAAAGCTGGAAATATAACGGATAATATTCTAGATTTTTGTGAACAAATTTTAGAAAAATAATAAATTATTATTAATTAATAGTAATTTATTTGGAAATAAACAGTTTATATATTATATTTGCTGCGATATATATAATATATTATTATTAATAAGACATAATAAGAAATATGCCGAATAATCATTTTGAACTTAATACTGACGGATTTAATAGTCTGTTAGATAATTCTGATGAATCACAGGGATCATCTTTAGAGAGTGGAACAAACTCTACTGAGGTAAATATTCCAGATAGCACCACTGAAGAAATTTTGGAATCAAGTTCCTCAGAAGGAGACTCTACTAGTCTCTCAGAACCTAAGAATGATGATTTTATTTTATCGTTCTTAAATGAATATGGTTTAAAGGACGGTAAAGTCACTTATGAAACTGAAGATGGAGGTACAGAAGAAGTTTCCTTTAACGATCTAGATTCAGAAGAAAAAATAAATATCTTAAAAAGTTTAACTTCTCCTAATTTAAGTAAAGATGAAATAGAAGTAATTAATTATCTCAGAGAGAATAATGCTACTATTCAAGATGTAATTACTTATTACTCCCAGAAGGCGGTAGAGGATTATATCAAAGAAAATGGAGAGATTCCTAAGCAATACTCTGTAGATGAATATTCTGATGAAGAAATTTATACTGCGGATCTAAAATCTAAGTTTCCTGATATGACTGATGATGACATTAAAGCAGATCTGGAAATTGCAAAGGAAAATGAAGAGCTCTTTAAGAAGAAGGTTGATATTATTAGAAATCAATATAAAGCCAAAGAAGAGAAAGAAGCCACGGAAAGAGCAAATGCTCAAAAGGAACAATTTGATAATTTTAAGAATGCATTAAGCAATCAATTATCAGAGTTTAATGAAATTTCCATGGACTATAAAGATAGTAGATCACAATCTTTAGAAATAGAAGATTCTGAAAAAGAGGAGATCTATAGATATATTTTGAATCAAGATGAAAATGGAGAAACTCAGTTCTTTAAAGATTTAAATAATCCTAAGATGTTGGTTGAATTAGCTTGGTTTGCTTTATATGGTAAAGATGCAATTTCTGACATCAGCAATTATTGAAAATCTCAGCTAAAGAATGCTAGGAAATCTGAGCCAAAATCACAAACTACTATAATCCCAAGAGATAACAATAAAAAAGATGGTTTTATTAGTCACCATAAGTCTATAGAGACTAAATATGGTGAGGATTTATTATAAATTTTAAAAAATAGGTAAATATGAGAATTACAAGTTTTAGTTCTTCACATGCCCAGATGAGTGGAACCCGTACATATGAGGATTTCCACAAATGGATTGGTGAAAGACCTGAGAGATTAGGAATTGTATCTAATTTGTATAAGCAGTATACAGCATCTAGTCTTACTGAGGCTCTGATGAATGTTTATGCAAAGGACTACAAAAAGTCTGATCGATTTACGTCACTTGATTCCTTCTTAGTAGAGTGGGATATTGATGTAAACTTTGTTAAGAGAATTCCTATTCTTGCTGTTGAAGGTGACGGCTCACATGGTTCTGAGGTTATATTCCAGTTCCCCGAGCGTTATTATGAAATGTATGATGTATTCGTTATTGAGGAGACTCGTCAGCAATGTATGGTAATGCTATCTCCAATTCGTCGTTCCGATTCTATTGTAGAGTATGTATGTCGTCTTATTGACAACGACTATAACGAGTCTTTAGAGCCCGATGCTATTGTTGGTACTGATACACGTTTCATTACTAATCACATGCCTGAACTGCATAGGATACTGTGCCTTATATACGCGAGTATATAGAGAAAACAACTCAAATTGCTGGAACTCCCTTAGAGCCTTTATAACTACAATATGGTTAACATATGAATGTTTGACAATATAAAGGATTGGGTAATCAGCAGCAAAGGCTCCTACAAGGAGAATGTTCAACGACTAAATGTTTTGGAACTTATGGACACTCATAATACTATTGAGTATGAATATATAGTATATAAAACAACGAACTTAATAAATAATAAAATTTACATAGGAGTTCACAGAACTATTAAAAATGTAAATGATGGTTATATTGGATGTGGAGTTACTGGGAAAGTAACTAAAGGAAAAGGGTTTATAGCAGCAGTAGCTAAGTATGGATATGAGAATTTCAAACGTGAGACATTATTTTCCTATCCTGATACTGAAGAAGGCAAAAATCAAGCTTATAAAAAAGAAGCTGAACTAGTAAACTGAGATTTCATTAGAGATAAGAATACCTATAATCTAAAGTTAGGTGGAAAAGTTTCTAGTAGTACTGCTCAACGTCAAATAGCCCAATACGATTTGGACGGAAACTTCATAAAGGTCTGAAATAATATTTCAGAAATAGCTAGAGCCAATATTGCTCCTGCAAGTTCAGTATCACATTGTTGTATCAAAGAAACATATTCAAATAAATGACAGTGGAGATACTATAATGGGACTGATGAGAATATCGATAGTGTAATACCAAAAATCAGACCCGTTTATCAGTTTGATCTACAAGGAAACTATATTACTTACTATAAATCTATTGGAGAGGCCTCAAAGGCTACGTTAGTGGATAGAACATTAATAAGTAATGTATGCACAGGGAATCAATCTCAAGCAGGAGGATATTTCTGAAGTTACAAAAAACATTTTACATATGAAGCTCCAAATCAAAAAGTAGCAGTTGCTTGTTATAAAGATGATGGCTCTTTTATCAGGTCATTTACTAGTTTAGCAGAAGCAGCTAAATGCTACAAAGTACACTACAGTGCAATTACTAGGTGCATTCAAGGAAAAGCTAAACACAGTGCTAAAGTTCGTTGAAGATATTTTTATGGCAATACATCAAAAATATCATCATTATAAGTTCATGATATAGTCTGGTCTTATAGGAAACTATAAGTTAACACAAACGGAAACAGGGTCAAAATTAGTGGGCCCCATTGTAATGTGAATTACAATTGCAAATTCTTCTAATTGCTGGAATATCCTATAAAATTGATATATTTATAGGACAATCAGCAGCTAAGTCACAGAGAACACAAGCTCATAGAGAAGTGCTGTGAAAAGTTCAACGACTATCCCGAGAGGGAGTAGAACAAAAATGTTCGAAACGGAGAAAATCTTATCAAAATGAAATATTTAGTATATTTAACTTATTGTATAGCCAGTAAAAAATATTATGTTGGTGTTCATATGACTGAAAATCCTGATGTATGAGATTTTTATTTAGGAAATGGGATCTATACTAATAGACCTGCAAGTTATAAAAAAGCAACAACACCTTTAAAACGGGCAGTATGCAAGTATGGAATTAATTCATTTAGAAGAATTATTTTAGCGGTATTTGATACAAAGGAAGACGCCTATAATTTGGAAGCATTAATTGTTAATGAATCTTTCGTCAAAAATCAAAATACATATAATATAAAATTAGGTGGATCAGGAGGCTGTCCTGAGGTATTAAAAAAGAAAATTTATATGTATGATTCCAATGGAGACTTTATTAAAGAGTTTAATTCTTTAAAAGAGTGTCAAAATGAGATTGCGCCTCATGCAAAAAACCAAAGCCATATATCAAGAGCTATTAAGAATGGAACAAGAGTTTATAACTATCAATTTTCTTATGAAAAAGTTCCATATATGAAAAAATGAAAACATGAGGTAAATAGTGAAAATTACTCAAAAGCACAACAAAATAGAGTGTATAAAAAAGTTGGAAGATATGATGATGATTGAAATTTGTTAGAAGTTTTTAATACCCCAGCAGAAATGAGACGCGCTGGATATAGAAATGGATATTCCGTATTAAAGGGAAAAAGAACTCACTGTAAAGGCTATAGATTTAAGTATTTAGAAGAATAAGATTATGATATAGTCTACTCTTTATAGTAATATAAAGTATAATAATAAAGTCACAAAATATCAGAGTAAACCACAGCTTCTTAGCTGTATAATATTGCTCCCTTAAGTTGTAAAACTTATTGAAACATCCTTTTAATTGCTGGAAAGCTAAGTTAGAAATGATATGCTAATCAGCAGCGAAGACTTGGATCACATAAGAGTTTTAAACTAAATGCCAAGTAACGTTCAACGACTATCCCTGTGAAGGGAGTAGAAATTAAGAATTTCGAAATAGAGGATAACTTTAATAAAAGTATAAATAAATATAAAATGAAATATATAGTTTATTTAACAATAAACATAAAGAATTATAAGAAGTATATAGGAGTTCATAAAACTAAAGATCCTGATATATTTGATGGTTATATTGGATGTGGGGTATATAGAACTATACCTAGCACCTATAAAAAGTCAAAAACAGCTTTTCAGTATGCTGTAAATAAATACGGAGTAGATAGCTTTAAGAGAATTACCTTAGCTATTTTTGATGACGAAGAATCTGCTTACAATTTAGAGTCTCTTTTAGTAACAGAAGAATTTATTAGGAGAGATGATGTATATAATACTACTTGTGGTGGTCATCATACTGACAGATCTATTAAGTGTTATCAATATGATCTTAAAGGTAACTACATGAGAAATTACAAATCGTATCAAGAAGCTGCTAAAGTTAATAACTGTTCTGATACTGCTATACGGAACGCTATTTTATACAAAAGATCCACATGTAATAGTTTATGAACTAACAATTATATAGAAACTCTAAATTTAGAGGAATATACTATATATAATATATCCAGACCTATATACGAGTATAATAGCACTGGAGAATATATACAAGAATTTGAATCAGTAAATGAGATTATTGATAAATATGGTATATCAAGAAGTGTTATTAATAGAGGAATACAAGGACAATATTTAGTTCTTAATAAATACTATTCTCTTGAGAAGGTCGATAGGTTACATATAAAGAAACAACAGAGCTTAAGGAATAAACCTATTTTTCTATATTCTCTTTCTGGAGAATTTTATAAAGAATTTAAAAGTCCTACTGAATGTGCAAAATTCTTTAATGATAAATCAAGCAGTTCTATTAATTCAGCTATACGTTTAAATAGAGTATATAAAGGATACCAAGTATCATTAGACAAAGTTCCTTATATGAAAAATAAAGTTATATGTACACAGAAAAAACCTGTAATACAATATGATTTAAATAATAATTTCATTAAGGAATATCCTTCAAAAACAGAAGCTATTAAGGAACATGGTACTGGTGTAGCGGCTGTTTTAAAAGGACAACAAGCACATTGCCATCATTTTATATTTAAATACAAGGAAAGTTAAAGATATAGTCTGATCTTATACGAAAGTATAAGTTAACACATTGAATATTGAAAAACATCGTACTTACATAGGAACAACAAGATGTGATATTGATTACTCAGCTAAGTACAGAGCTCTAGAGGATCAATTCATTAATATTGCAACGAAGGATAAGGATTTCACTCTTAAATTAACAGGAGCTGAGAAGGTTTGTCTAGATAGCTTTATGCAGGCTCGAAACAACAAGCTTCTGTTCTCAAAGGGTAATGTAGATGTAAACGGAAAAGCTACTATTAGTGATGAGTTAGGTCGTCCTATTATTGCTACTGACGGTATTATCCCTCAGGTTGAACGTTTTGCTACTAAGTTTGCATTTAACGAGAGTGGTTTTAATGTTCGTCTTTGGGAGCAGGCTATGCAAGAGATGGCTGCTAAGAGTGAGGAACCACAAGGCAATGTATGGTCATTTGTATGCAATACTCGCATGTACAATTTAGTTCAGCGTCGCATGTCAAATTGGATCCGTGATTGGAAGACCACAGGATGTTTCGTATGGTCACAGGGTGCTAAGGATTATGTAGATCTTGGTGCAACCTATCAGTCATACGAATATGGTGGAAATAAGATCGTATTTGTTCTTGACAGATCCTTAGATCTTGAGTTTAGTAAGAAAGCTTACGGGTTATTCTTAGATCTAACTTCAGATTCAAATGGAACCCCAGGAATTATGTTCTTTACATTCAAAGGGGGTCAATTAATCCACAATGTTATTACAGGCGTTGGCGGAGTAACAGGCTTAGCTTCTGGAGAGGTTTCAAGTCCAGTCGCAGGGGCCAAGATTGTAAACTGGGGATTAAAATCCTGTAATGCAGGAAGTTACGTTTCTTAACGCAACTGTGAGTTCCCTATTAATAGTGATATTAATAAAAATAAACTTCTTTAATTGCTGGAAACTCCTTAGAGCTTCTTTACTACAACATAATTGGTAACAATAGGTGTGAATGTTTGAAAAACAAGAAGATTGGACAATCAGCAGCGAAGATTCAAAATTAAGTTTTTGAATAACGTTCAACGACTATCGAAAGTGTAGCTAAAGAGAAAAACTTTAGTGAGTAAACGAGTAGAGTAGAGATTTATCTCGAAATGGGAAGGTTCTAATAAATGGTAACAGTTGATTAGAATAAGATATAGTCTGAACAATAATGTAAGTTATTGATAATTAACAATTTGACCACGGTTGCGGGGTGATGAATCCCTATAGGTCAGTGATCTTTGAAGAGATCTAATAAAAATATTTAAATACTTTTATAAAAGTATCCCTCAATTATGAGGGGTACTTTTATAAAAATTTTATAGATATCATAGTTATAGTATAGATGAACAATTTTTTGTAAAGAATATATATGAAAATTACACTTAGAAATGTATATGGCAGAGAGAAAAAATATTTTCTTCAGCCTTGTAAAGATGCAAATGGAGTTAATTTACCTTTTGTAAAAAAGGTTCGTTATAATGAAAATGGAGATAGTGAAATGATTTTGAGTCCTGATGAGTTAAATAGTAAGGAGAGAGATTATTTCATTCCAGAAGATGCTCTTATTGAAGTTTATGGTGGAAAAACTTTTGATTTAGATAATCCATATGAAGCTAACCTATGGAAGGCTATTGAAAATAATCCTTTAATTGCAAAAGAGCGTACTTCAAAAGATAAAAATGGGATATTACTCATTGATGGTACAAAAGAAAGATTTGGTAGGGCTGATTTCTATATTGAGAAGGAGGGTGAGACCTCAAGACGAAAAGTCTCTAGAATTCAGATGGTAACTAAAGCTTATGTATATATAGAAAATGACTCTCCTGCGGGTAGAATCACCAAATGTAAGCTATTAGGTAAAGCTATGAGAAATGCTCCCGACACAGATGTTCAGGATTATTTATATACACGGGCAGAAAAGAATCCCCAGGAAATTATTGATTTGTATACTGGATCTGATCAAGCTATAAAGCTGATGATTATTGACGCTAAGGATAAGAATGTTATTACAAATCAGAGTGGAATTTGGATGTTCAGTGAAACTATGTTAGGGGCCACAGATGAAGCTATTATAATGTACCTAAAGAACCCTGAAAATCAAAATATCTTTGATGCCATCAAAAACTTAACATATCCTGAGATGGTCGTAAAAAGATCAACAAGTAAAAAATAGAATATTCTATAATTTTATTAAACAAGTAGAATGACTTTAAGACAAAGTTATGAATACGCTTTAATTGAGTGCAACAAGTTAAAGGCTCCTTCTATTCTTCTAGAAGATTTTATATACTTGTTTAATAAAGCTATTCAACAATATATAAATAGTGTATACAATAGAGCTGAGTATAATCAACAAAGTTCTGATGATATAGGATTTTTACAAACCACAACTGTTATAGATGCAACTAAATCTCCTAAACAGGAATTTAATGATACAATTTGGGAACTAGAGTTACCAAATGATTATCTGCATTTACTAAATTGCATAGCAGAATTTAAAGGTACTGACTCTAGATCAATGTGTGGAGATAGTATTACTAAAACAATCACATCTCCGTGTCAGAGATTGACAGCTGATCTATATCCAGGAATAATTAATAATTATTATATGAGGCCTTCTCATAAGAAGCCTTATTATTATATTATTAATCATAATGAGAATACTGATCAGACTTCTTTAGAAGGTACAAATGTAGTTCCCACTAATTATCCTAAGGATACTGAGATAGTAAACAGTGATCGTGGCGATGGGATTTTACTAAAGGATAAATATGATAGAACTTCTAATCAGTCTATTGTAAAGATTGAGATACATAGTGGAAATTCATTATGAACATTAAATAAAATTTATGTTACATATTTGAAATCTCCTATGTATGTGTCTATGGATCAAGACGATTTAATAAAAGAGGAAGATGGGACTCAAGTTTTAGAGTTTCCTGATTATGTATGTTATGAAATCATTAACATATATGTACGATTATTATTAGAAAATGCAGGTGATCCCAGACTGCAGACTAATATTCCTATTAATCAGACCATAGCCATTCCTGGGAATAACTAATTATTAATTTAAAATTCATACAAATATGTTTAATTTTCAAAAAGAGGTAATACTTAACAGTTTAGATAATGTTACTGTTGTCAAAGCTCCTGCTAAGGGTTCTCCTAATACAGCTGGAACGAAGCTAAGTCCAAAGCTTAGATTTCTTGACGGTGGAGAGTATTTTAAGAAGTACATTGTAGATGCTACTGTATATAAGACAGCCCCTGAAGAGGGCAATGTGTTTACGCTTAAGATTAAGCCTACTAATCTAAAGCAGAAGCATATTCAGATTCTTGTAGAGCTTGGTCTTGATAATGACTATAGAGGAGACTTTGGATCAGCTCTTTGGTACTTTAGAAAGCCTATCCTTGTAGATCTAGATCTTACAAGTGTGAGTGCTGACTCCAATGTAATAGAAGAGTTATATAAGGCATTTTCTACTGTTGTTCCTTCTGAGTACAAGTTTGTTAAAGTTGAGAAGGATGGAAGTACATCAGTAAACATTTCTGGAGCTGATACGTATATGAAGGTACGTTCTGTTGTTATCAATGAGTTTGTATGTGAGGATAGATGCGAAGGATCTTCTGAGGGGATCAATAACCTTTTAACTTTTAAAGGGACTTCTACAGTATCAGGCACAGCTACTAATTACATAGAGTATACTCGTAATAAGGCAGAGTTTGGTACTTATAATTATCTACTGCATAATTTCCGTCTTCCAACTTATGAGAATCTTCGTTTCACCTCACCTTCAGCACCTGAGATGCCTATCAAGGGAGCTACCTATACACAGTATTCATTTGCATATTGTGTACCTAGAGTAGGTTTTGGAGGTCTTTCTGTAGCTGGTCAGACGAATTATTCAACTACTCTACATACTTTCTATGTAAAGAATGATTTAGTTGAGGAGTTTGATAAATATCTAAAGAATAAGGAAAGTGAGTCTCCTGCTGGAATTGAAGTTAATGTTGAGACCATCAAAGTTGGAGCAAATGATATTACTATTTTACCAGATCTATATGCTTCATCTCAGGATCTTGCAGCAGCCGCTGGTATTAAAGAAAATGCAGACGCTATTAAAAGTAATAGTGACGCCGATGAGGAGTTAACTGCAAGGGTTACAGCTGTTGAGACTAAGAATACTTCTCAGGACACTGAGATTGGAAAAAAAGCCAATAGTGCTGATGTATATACTAAATCAGAGACTTACACAAAGACAGAGGTAGACGCCGCAATTGCAGCAAAACATCCTTAGCCTTAAAATATGTCAAAATTTGTCGTTTCAGCTACAACAGATGATAAGCATATCCTAGGGGATGCTAAGTTCAAGTATGAGATATTAGATAATAATAATTATACTGTTGACGAGTTTGGAGGAGTTGAAGCAAAACCAGATCATATTCCTCAACTTGGAGAGACTTTTACAGTTCAAGTATCCTATAAAGATAGTTATGGATACTTAGTCAAGAAAAAAAAGAAATTTACAGTTAAAGAATAATAGATAGCAGAGCGGGCGAATTATCGCTCACTCTGCTTAATTTTTTATAAGTACATCTATGACGATAGAAGCTATTAGCTCTGCTATATTAAATAATGTATATACAGGACTAGCTGGACTTAATGCAAATATCAAAATATCTATAGAGCAACTTACTGATGAAGTAGTAGCAGAGAGAAATCAGGTGATGAGAGAATATCTATTAAAAGGGGTTATGAACTTAGAGGAGTTGTTTCTAGCTGTAAATTGCGTTGAGGTAAATTGTGATTACATGTCCAAATGTTCCTGTAATTTAAGTGTAGGAGAAAAGGCTCTTCATTTTGAAATTCCTCCAATAATATATCTTAATGGAGTTGATACAGTAAGGTTTGTAGGAAGTATAGACAGAAAAATAAAATATAATGTTTATACAGACGAAGCATATAGGTATCATCAATATCGTAAAAGAGGAGCTGACAGTCCTTATGTTTATATAGACACTGCTATAAATTCAAATGGTAATATGGACGGATATATCTTTAATGTTCCATTTGTTAAGTATATATCAGTTATTGCGTTATTTCAGGATCCGCGTAGGTTATTAGAATGAGATTGCTGCTCAGAAAATCCTGAAGCATATTTAGATTGTGGAATATTAAGTAACGAAATTATACGTAGATTAACAGAGAAATATATAAGATGGTATCGTTCATTTGCTACTCCAGTAACTCCAAATACACAGCAACCTAAATAATTATGAATAGAAATAATTTTAAATCAATTTATTCTCAGGCTAATATATTATATGGATCTGTTCTAGATACTACTAATTTTGATGATATTGCATTATCTGGGTGGGAGTTAATTGGTAATAGACAAACTAGTTTATATAAATATACTACTTCCACTAAAGATAAAAAAATACAATTACCATGTAATGTAGATATTATAGAAGCTGTATTTTCTCCGTTTGCAGAAGCCCAAACTTCAAAGCCTTATACTATATACCCTGATCTATACAATCAATGAATAGAGGAATATATAGAGTCTTGAAAGAGAAATAAGAATGTCTTTTATAATAAAGGAGTTCTTTTAAAATATAGACAGGAAGGAGACTATTTAGTTTTTGATAGAGATTATCCAAGTGTTACAATCTTATATCATGGTGTTATAGTAGATGAGGAGGGATTACCATATCTAACTGATAAAGAAGTTCAAGCATTAGCTGCTTACTGTGCTTATAGAGACATATACAAAAAGAGTTTAATACAAAAAGATGGAAATTTATTTCAATTAGCCACCGCAGTTAAGAATGATTGGCTTCGTTTATGTAACTCTGCTAGAATACCAAATCATTTGTCTCAAAATGACTTAAACGATGTGTTAGATGTAAAAACACGTTGGGATAGAAAGATGTATGGAAAAAAATTCTCACCAATGTTATAGGTATAGATATGAATTATGGAATGTTTAAACATGCTTTTTCAGCAGAAGATTTATATTTAGGACTTAATAGTAAGTTACTTAGAAATAGATGAGTAAAAAATAGGTACAAAGATAGAAAACAGCTTGCTGCAAACATTTTTAAGGACTGTTTTTATGAGATATTATTGGATATTATTGATAATAATGTTACCTTTGTATTGCCCATAAAATACGGCAATTATGCTGAGATGTATATGAAACAGTATTCTGGAGAGGAATTTAAAAAGTTATATAAATGAGGAAAGTTTAATGACATTGATTTTGTATTATCTCAGTTTACAGGAAATGGATTAGCATTTAGGTATAGTACTCATACTAGAGGTACAAAGGAAAAACCTATATACGTTAATAAGGAATTAAAAAGATTAATAATAAAGCACTCGAACGAAGCAAAACAATATTATTAATATGGTAAAGGAGCTTGAGGATTATTTGGACATTATACAAAATAAATACCCCCACATTTCAAGAGTTGAACTTAAGAAAATTTTGGAGTATGGATTTAATACCATGTATATGCTTACCAAAAGAGGGGCTGATATACAAGTTCATAATAATAACTACACCGCTTATTGTGGTAGAATGTTCTTAGATGATTATAAAAGAGTATTATATAATAATGTAAAATCTAGAATAAAATTACGACTAATGTACGGGTATGCACAAGAGATCTATAATGGAGTATATTATTTTGGGCTTAGTGAAGCAGAATGAGATTTCTATCAATCTCAAATAACCTCAAAACGTAGAAATAAAGTAAAGTTTTTAAATCTCAAGCTATATAAAATAAAAGAGGAATGCTTTTTAGATAAATCTAAAGTTTACTTTTTTGAATTAAATTATCCAATAGACGTTGGTTGGGTTTTTACTAAAGACGAAATCAAAACAAGAAATTTCAAGTACTTTGCTAAGAGAGATTTAAAAGGTAAAATTATAAGTGTAGAATAATATGGCAAAAGAAGAAAGAATAGGCAGTCCTTATAAGGATCTAGTATTTAGGACAGCTGGGAATATCAGAGTATTGGTTGGTGATAAATACTATACTTTAGGATATAATGAAACAAAGAATTCAGATAGAGACGAAGATAGTACTAAAATTACTGAAAAAGATATAATTGTTGCATCTAGTATTGATGATTACAGGAATGGAAATATTGAATATCCAGGAGATAAAAAAATTATCTTTGTTCCTGGAGATTCTATATATTATACATTAGATAATAACTATTATTCATTTTCTGAAGTAGGCTCAGAGAGTAACAATTCTACTACATTAAGTAACATTTTTGATGATACTATATATTTAAATGGAAATCCTCCGCTAGTAATAAGTAATATTGGTCTTATTAAAGGACTAAATGCTCAATATTTGGAAGGGCATTCCTACTATGAATTTTTGAAGAAAGATGATCGTTTAGATATTGACTCTATATCAACTTCTGATGGAAAGTTTGTTGTGGAAGATGGAAAATTAACAGTAGATAATATTGAAGCTACATCAATTAAAACTGATGTTGTGTCTTTCAACACAGTAGTAGGAACAATTAATATAGGCGGAGGAATAGCTATAACAGAATGGAATGAATGGGAAGGTAGTAAATATATCCCCTATTCTTACTCTGTTATTAGCGATGTTTATTCCTTGTATAATCAAGGACTAATTCAAACTGAATTATCTTTTTTAGATCTTGCTAAACTTCTATTCACCGTAGAAAATAGTACATATAATTGAGAGCTACCAAGTGATAATGCTGATTTATTTCTCCAAGAGCTAGTAACCTCTGAAATTATCTTTAAGCCTCAAAATATTGAAGAACAATGAAAATCAATTTCGTTAACTTCTGGAGGCAGTTTATATAATTACTTTTCTAAAAAAATATATTTTGGAGATCCTTTAGAGGGATCTGTATTTAGACTAACAATCTCAGATGGGACATGTGTTCCAGGAGATATTTTTAATATAGAAGTATATAAAGGTGATGATGTTGTTACAAGAGAAGCACCTTTAACTATATCTTCCATAGTAACATATGTAGGAGAAGGTGAAATATGTCTTTCTACTAATTTTACTAGTCAGACTTTACAAGAAGCTCAGGAGGTATCAGAGCCATATAATATCAGTATTATAGATGAATATGGTGAAGAATTAATATTATATACTACTACAATTAGTAGATATGAGTTCCCTGATTTAGAGGATCCTAATTATGGTTATAATCTATTTGAAATCACTTCTTTATCTAGTAAGTCTGGAGTTATAGGAAATTTATCAGGTGTAATAGATTCGGCTTTTGGTGAACTCTCAGGATACGGGCTTTACACAGGAAATGCTTATCTTAGCAATCCCAAGATTGTGATATCAAACACGGATCCTTATATAAAGTTAACTAATTTGGAAACAAGTTTTCTCGGAAAAACTTCTACTGGGGCTCCTTTCCTTGAAATATTAACAGATGGTCAAGGAGTTATTAGAACTCATGGATTTAAACTTTGACCAAACGGAATCTTTGAAACAGCAGCTATTAAGATATATTCTGATGGACAAGTTGATATTGGAGATAAATCAGGGGATCTAATTGTGGAAGATGACGGGACAGTAAAATTAATAGAACATGGGAAGACTAACTCAAGTAAATCAATTTAATGATGGAATGAATAAGGATCTCCATCCTTTAATGACTCCCAACACAATATTAACAGATTGTTTAAATGGCACATTAATAACATATAATGGAGACGAGTTTGTTCTTCAGAATGATATGGGGAACTATGCTATGCAGTATGGAGTTCTTGGTAATTATTATGTTCCTGTGGGGATGAAAGAGCATGGAGGATTCCTATATATAGTTTCGTATAATCCTATAGACAATAAAGTTCAAATTGGTACATTTCCATCACAAAAAACTATATTTACACCCTCAGATAATGAAGCTGATTCCGATTCTTTAGAGCAGATAAATTTGGGAGAAGGTATTTATCATAAATATTCAAGTATTAATCCTCAACCATTGACTATTTATAGTAAAGATCAAAACCTCTACCTAAACCCAGGTGATAAATATTTATTAGGCACTTCAGATCAAGGTTTGTTGATAAATTCATGGCAGCATTTAACTACTTATGTACTTACTAATGATAATAAATTATACGATATAAGTAGCGTTGTTGATATAAAGTTTGAGACTGATGTAACAAATATTGAAAAATTTATTCCTATAAATTGAGAAATCCCAGGGTGATTATGTTCTAAATTTGAAATAAACACTCCAGAAGAATTTATAGTGTACTTTGATTCTTATGAATTAAATGTAACAAAAGAAGAAGGCAAAAACAATTACACTGTAACTCCGTCTGGCAGTTTAAAACTAAAAACAGTATGAAATAATTCTGTATATAAAGAAATAATAGAACAAGAGTTGAAAAATGGAAAATTAGTTTATTTTTTCTCAAAAGAATCTATTGCTAAAAGCAGTAATGATGATATTAGTGGAAATGTAGGAGAAGACAAGAATGCTAATATAGTAATTAAAAGTTTAGGTGGTGAAATCCTAAATTATAATAATTTACAAACAATAATATATTGTACTGTGGATTCTAATGAGTTTGATGTAAATAAATATAGCTATGTATGCCCTGCATTAGTCACTGACGATGGTAAATATGTTATTCTTGATCAATTTGAGACTAACATTACTGCTGAGTCCTACGAAATTGATCCTAATAATATTAGTATAGGAGATGATTATTTCAAATATTACACAGATCAGAACTCCTTTACTTTATATTTTAATTACAATTCTTATCCAGGCACTACTATTGAATATAGTATTTCAAGATATAGAGACCCACGATATAATAGTGGAGATTCTGATTATAAAAAGGTTAGGTTTGATGGATCTTCTTTAGTAACATTAACAGACTTAAATTATAATGGAAACAATATTATTGATATTCCATTTAGTTCTCAGTTAGGATCTGATAGTTTTGATAAGGAGGATTTGTACATTATAAATCTAGACGTATATTTCAATGAAACTAAATTAAAATCATTTGAATATCCTTTGTATGTATCAGAGATAACTAATTATTTCTTTGATATTTATGATTCTTTTGTTAATGTTGACGATTTTGCAGCACAATGAAGTAATAAAATTGCAGATATTATATCTATAGGGATTAAGCAGAGTCCTGATACTGCTTCAAGAGAACCGTTTATAAAAATAAAACCTGTTGGAAAAACAGAATACGCTCTAGTACCTGATGTTGAGAAACCACAAGAAGAAATTAAAAATAATTTGAGGAAGTATTTCGGCGATCCATTTGTTGATGTTGAATCTTCAGAATTACTTACAGGAATTTCTTCTTATAGAGTAGGTCAGAATATAGTATTAAAAAAATCAAATGAAGATTCTGTATACTTAAATCTACCTTATGCTCAGGATGGCCAAACTATTGGTAGACTGTGGCGATATGCAGATCTAGATAGTATATCTAAAGAGCAGTGTTTTGTAATAGACTCTTTAGGAAAATCTCATAAATTAGAAATCACTAACGAACAGTCAGATACAGATGATACTGAGTATATTAAGCTAAGAGGGGCTTCTATTACTTTGCCAATTTATGATGAATATAATATTACGGTAGGATCTACTACACTGCCAAAACAGGAACCTGATAAATGAACCGCTTTGTGTGATTATAGAGCAGACGAGTTTTTTAAAGGTAATAAGAATCAGGCTGTACAGTTTAATCCAGACTCAGGAATAATATGTATAAGAAGCTATATTCACATTTGTGTGGTTAATAATGATTCATTCTACCTAGAATTATACGGAAGTACTTTACCCTCTCCTAGTAAGGACATGTATGCCACGTTTGATAATGATAATAACTTATATATATTCCCAGATGAAACCTCAGCATTAAATTTGCGTAGGTCTATTAATCAGGGATCAGACCTTGGGAACTACAGTTCACATAAAATAACATATGATTCTATTGACGGATACAATGACAATATAAAATACTTTCCTGATAATGAAAAGTGAGACGGGTCTAGAAAGACAATAGAGCATCATAATATGAGTCACACAAACTCATGGGTAGGATCTTTAGGCAATATAGTTACAAAAGGATCTCATTATCCTCAAATTGTGATGATGGAAAGAAGGACTCAAACTAAAAATCCGTTCAAAATAGGTCATTGAGGAACTGTAAATATTAATGCTACTTGGTACTGTGGTATTTTTATTCCGACAACTACAGATAATAGACCTATAATGCTGTTTCCTATGGGACTTGTAGATGGAGGGGATGAAAAAACAACAGGGCGTAGTAAGAAATCATTTGAAGCTAGTGTAGTTGCATGGTGTGCAATGATGTATTATCTTAGGTATGCCGAAACTGTGAAAACTATAGTATATAATTATACTAATTTGAGTCTAACCACAAATGCATTCAAAGAGTTTACGTTAAAATCTATAAACCTAAATGGAAAACTATCTTGAAAATATTGGGAAAGTAGTAAAGCAGTTCCTGAGGAGAATAACTCAAAAATAGATAGTATAATAAAAACCATTGAAGATGAAATCAAGGGAGAGCCTAGTATTATAAATTACAGAATCCCTGCATCAACTAAAGTATACTTTGAAGATGATACTAGCACAAATATATTCTTACAAGAAATAATAGAAGAGGTTAACAGTAAAGCTAACCAACTGTACTCTATAAGAAAGGAACAGGAAGAAGTTTACCCTAATAGTATATATCTGACTTCTGAATATGATTCAAATAATAATATAGTAAATCTTCAAAACCTAAAGAATGCAATGAGAGTATCAAAAGATACTGTTGTATTACCTAATGATGAAAATTACTATAATCAAACTACTTCTATATCTTTCTATCATGAAAATGGCTGAGCTCATGTTGGTAATACATACATTGAGTCTATTATGTAATAATTAATATGGATGTAAAGTTAAGAGTAAAAAAATATAAAACAGAAGGGGATATAGCATGGGAATATAATCCCCTTCGAAATATAAAAAAGAGTGATGGAACCGTCTCTGACTTCAAAGATATTGATAACTCAAGTTTAAAGATAGATTTATCAAATCCAGTGGACATAGAATGCCAACAGTCCTATGACGGTTCCGTCAATCTTATACTTAATGATGACAAGAACCCTCCAAGAATAATTAATAGTAGAATTACTAAATTGGAGAATAATAGGTATAAGATAATCAATAGAAATCAAAAGAAGCAGTCTAACTTATATGATGAGGATCTTTTAGATCAGGAAACCAGATTATTTAGAAATATTCAAATTATTCCTAAACTAACTTTAAATAAGGTTTCATCATATGGCCAGTTACCTGGGGGTAATTATATATTTTACTTAAAATATCTGGATGGGGACTTTAATGAGACTGATATTGCTGCTGAAACTGGAATAATTTCAGTGTTTAATGGAGATGCTAATAATCCAAAGACTTGTAGTGGGTCTTTTATGGATGAGCGTACCTATAAGTCAATAATATTATCATTAACTAATATTGATACTTCCTTTACTTATTTTAACCTTTATTATGTTAGAAATAGTTGTGATCATAATGGAGTATTAGTTCAGAAAGCCTTTAAAATACTTGAAAATTATGAAATAGATTTAGAAAATAGGTTAATATCTATTACAGGTTATGAGGAAGTTGAAGAGATTTCTATTGAAGATCTAAATATTCAATATAACTATGTAGATAATGTAAAGACACAGGCTCAGGTACAAAACATGCTTTTCTTTGGAAATGTAGATAAACCTTTAGATAAAACTAAGGAGTTACGAAATCTTTCTTTACACATCGTAGCTGAAGAAGCTCAGGATGAGAAAGGTATTGGCTTCATAAGTCCTGAAACTTTTACTATTTCCAGAAATAAAGATGAATCTCAAACTGAATACTATTCTCCTCTTAATATATATTACAAGCTAGGTTATGTTCCTGGAGAACTATATAAATTTGGTATTGTATATATCTTTAATGATGATCACTTATCTCCAGTATACAATTTACGAGGATGTGATTTCAATAAATGTGATTCTGACAAAAAGAATTATAGCTTTGAAGGAAAAATCAAAGATATCGAACTTACTAACTTCTTGAATAAAGCAATACTAGAAAACACTTATGGTGTATTTAGATTCAGTACTGGAATTGATATCATAAAATATAGTAAAACAGAACAAGAAAACAATGTATATCCTTTAGGAATAAAGTTTACTATTCCAGAATTAGTAATTAATAAATTAAAGGAATACAATATTAAAGGATATTTCTTTGTACGACAGAAGAGGATTCCTAATTTTCTTGCTCAAGGATTTAGTATAGGTGTTGACCAAGCTAGTAGTATTCCAACCCTAAGGAACGGAGAAACGACTTCAACAGATGAAGGAAGCTCTCCAATTTATATATCTGAGTCATTTACAAATAAATCAGGGGTTCTAACTACTGACTATAAATCTAGAATAATAGAGAGTAATGTTTGTTCGAGTTCTGGGCTTTTATGTGTAGATGCTTATGTTGATAAGCAACTACAATCCTTATTTAATGGATCTGAATTTAAAGTGTCCTTGGTTACAAAGTTCAGTGACGATCTTGAAACCACTAAAACCAGAATTTATTATCCTAGGTTTGAAGAGAATAGATCAGGAGAAGAGACTGTAAAAAAGCTAGTTTATGTAGATTCTGAAATTTCTAATAGAATAGTAGACAATTATTCGTATTCAACAAAAGCTGGAGTACAAGAAGAGATAAAGAATCTAGTTAGCTTTGGTAAAGGAGTTACTGATAAAAAAGACTTCTATGGGTATATACGTGGTATATTTGCTCCATTTTTAGGAGTTCAGGGAACTCTAACAGATAATTGTATTTATAGTATATATGCTGCTAATTTTAACGAGACGTTCATAGAAGAGTATTTTACAATACGTATGAATGATAAATCTCCTTTTTATACAGTATCTCCAAGATATAACCTTTATAATGATTCAGAGGTCATTCCAGGATCAGATAAAGTATCTGTCAATTCAGAATGCCCCATCAGGAATACGTATTCATCTGATTATGAGTGATTATTAAATATAAGACAATATTTAACAGAATGTAAAGAACAAGGTAAAATAGACAGTAATTTAATTGAGGATAAAGAGATAGAAGAGTGATCAGATACTGATATTATTACGCTATATAATAGCAACAAAATACCAGATACAATATCATACTGCTTAGATGTTGGAATGTACTATATTCCCCTAACATTTAGGGGAGACTGTTTTACATCTACAGTATGTATAAGAATGCACAGAAACTTCACGTCTCTAACAGTTCCAACTAATGATACTATAGTTGATATAAACTGCTGAAAGGATAATTTTAAAGGAGAGAGAAGTACTGAAAATTGGGATTATATAAATAAAGCAGATATTGATGCTGTTCCTATAGGAACTTGATTTGTCTATAAATGTATTTCTAACTATAACCTAGGATTAAGATCTATTGATACCTTTAACACTGATGAAATTTCATTAATGGGAAATCCAAGAAGCTTTTATCCATTATCAGACATTTCAGTTAAAGCAGCAAATAAGATTCCCGAATCAAGTTTATTAAACTCTGGATATAATGTAACTTTAGGGGTAAAGAGAAATTACGCATTTAAGGAGCTTCCTTATATCAAGGATATCTTTGATACTAGAATAATGTTTAGTAATGTAGAGGTTGATGGGGATTTTAAGAACTCTTACAGAATATTTCAAAGCTTATCTTATCAAGATTTTGATAGACAATATGGAGGTATTGTAAAAATTTTACCATGAGAGAATCAGCTATTATGCGTATTTGAACATGCTATAGCTATCATTCCTGTAAATGAAAAAGCATTACTACAGACAACTACAGGTCAAAATATACATATGTATGGAGCAGGAGTATTACAAAAACAGATAACAATCATCACTGATAAATATGGATCTACATGAAAAGATTCTATTGTAAGGACTCCTACTTCCCTATATGGAGTGGACACTTATGCTAAAAAAATATGAAGACTTTCTAGGAAAGGGTTAGAACTTATCTCTGATTTTAATATTCAAAGGTATTTACATGATAATATTAATCTGAAGGAGCTAGACAAGGATGTTGTACTAGGATATAGAAACGTAAAGACCCACTATAATGCTTACAAAAATGATTTAATGTTTACCTTTTACAATAGGGATAAGATATGAAATATCTGCTATAATGAAATTATAGGTAAATGGGTCACTAGATATTCATGAACTCCTTTATTATCCGATAATATAGATAATAGTTATTTTAGTTTTGATTTACTAAAAACAAGAATATTTGGAATTATTAACAATAATCTTAGAAATCAAGAGTCTTCAGAGGTCTATCCAAGTAAGCCATGAAATGGAGTATGGACATATTCAGGTAACAGTCTAGAAGAGACTTCTCTAACTTTGTTTATAAATTCTGAATATAATTATTTTAATATAAAACATATAACTATAAAGGGATATTCATGAAACGATAAAACTAATAATCTTGAAGAACAGGAGGTTTATTGTAAAGATTTTTCAGATTCTGAAGAAGTTTCTGTAACTAGTTTAGATGGTGGAGAATTTGCTAAAATCACAATATACAATATACCAGACCAAGAGTCTGATAAATATGAATATTATAATAATAATATTAAGGATAAGTTCTCAACTATAACATTTAAATCTTTGCCTTATAAGGAGAATCATTTATATTATCATATTGATGTAACCTATAGACCATATTTGTTTGCCCAGGATTTAAGTATACCTACAGAAGAGTCTGCTACTTATATTGAATCGTCTGCAGATAGAACTTATAGTGTTGGGTTAATAATACCATTTGACGTTATAAAACCGCAGTTCCAGAATGGATGGAATAATGCATTATATAGTAGTATCTTTGTTCATGGTAGAGCTAATATTATCGACGAGATAAACTATATGGACGATGACCCAGAAAATCAGATTCTTCCAACAAAATGGTACAATAAACAAGAGCCATTTGAGTTTGAATTTATTGTAAATAGTCCTAAAGGTATCCATAAGATATTTGATAATTTAGTTATAATATCTAATAATGTAGAGCCTGAATCTCTAGAAATAGAAATAATAGGAGATGTTTATGATTTTGATAAACAAGGAATATATAACTATAAAAAAGGTAAAAAAGATAGTATTAAACCAGCTGTAATCCCTGAAAGGGTAACTATATCAGAAAATGATGGAAAGTATTATGAAACCGAAGTCATCTATGATACTGTAAAAAATGAATACTCATTAAGAATGCATCAGGATTGTTTAAATATGAAAGAACGAAAATATGGAAGACGTCTTGGAAATATTTATTATAATAATGATGTATGATATACAGTGATTCAACCTATATACTATAAAGATCATGAAAAGTGTAGAAGCACTAGAGTTCGAGATAAATATGCAAAAATAAGAGTAAAGTATAAGGGGGATAAGTTGGTTACAATAACAGCATTACAAACATTAATGACACAAAGTTATGTCTAGTATAGCAAAAGTTACACCCATTGCTGGAGGTTGAGACTCCTGAAAAGGCCCTACTCCACGAAGCTATGATACTTTTATGAAGCAATCTTCTAAAAAGATAGAGGGAGATCTAAGTAAAATATCTAAACAAGCTAATGCTTCACTTGGAGGCCAAAAAATAGGAGGATTATCAGCCTTTACATCAAGTAAAGGATTTAATACTGGGAGTGATATATTAAACGCTGTTGATAGTTTTATACCACAAAATGGAGGGGCAGAATCGGCAGCTGTAAAAGGAATAGCTAAAAGTGCTTTAAATTATATTCCTGGAGTAGGACAAATTGTAGGAGCTGCAGATTCGCTCTTTGGAATTATATCAGGGGCAGCTGGAAAGACTCTTTCTGGGACAACTACTGGAGATAAGGTTATTAGTGCTATTCCAGTAGTAGGAAACATTGCTAGTTTATTCAGTAGTAAATTAGATGATAAAAACTTTGATTTGAGCAAAGTTTCCTCTGAATATTCTACTAATAAAGAGCAAGATGCTGATAAATTAGGAGGGCAAAATGTTTTATTTGGAGCAAATCGACTCAAAAATAAAATTAATAATGCCTGAAATTTGTATAATAAAAAGGTAGATATTACAGAAGAAGGTCAAAGAAGACTTAACAATAATGTTTCCGATCTATATAATTCCCAAAACCTATTCAAATACTCAGGAAGCACAGGATCATTATCATTAGCTGGAAAGAAAGGAATGAAATTCCCAGAACTAGAGAAAGCTAGAGAGCTTGTTAGTTCCTGATCAACCAAATCCCAAAACCCACAAGACCCTCAAAAGTTTCAAGTGGGCGGCAAAATGAATTTAGTACCAGAAGGGGCCTTACATGCAAGAAAGCATAATTTAGAGGAGGTAGATCCTGATTTAAAAGGTCAAATTACAAAAAAAGGAATTCCTGTAATAACTCAGTCTGAAGGAGGAGTAGTTCAACATGCTGAGATTGAACGAGATGAAGTTGTATTTAGAAAGGAATTTACAGAAGAACTAGAAAGTCTTTTCGAGTCTTATAAGGAAACTCCAACAGATGAAATAGCTATTACTGCAGGTAAGTTAATCTGCTATGAATTACTAAAAAATACAGATGATAGAAGTGGGTTAATTAAAAGTATAAAATAAGATGCCTTTAGATATAAGATCTCAAATTATTACAGCTCTGGATAATATTAATAAAAATCCAGAGCTGTATACTCCTCCTAAACCAACAACTCCTTTAGAAACTAGAATTAATGACTTAAAAGAAACTAACCCCAATAAACATCGTGAATATCTTTCTACTTTAGCATCTTCTGCAAATAATGGCAATGAAAGAGCTAGAGAATTACTTGGAAAAATAGGAGAGGATGCTGCAAGGAAACGAAGAGGGTATGAAGGATTAAATAAGGTTGTATTTACTATTCCAGCTATTGCAGCAGGTGCAATAGCAGCACCCACTATTTCTGCTGCTACAAAAGGAATATCTGGATTATATAGTCAATTACCTCAGTGGTTAAAAACTAGTATTAATATAGGCTTAGCAGCAGATGGAGTTAGAAATTTTGTGGGTAATAATGGTATCCAGAAAACTTATAAAGAAGTTAAAGCAAAAAATTATGGTAAAGCTATCTTATCAGGAGCAGTTGACACTTTAGATTTATTAGGAGGATATGGATTAGCTAAAAAGATTTTTGACATAAATAGAAATTTAATAAAGAGCTACAGAACATATTTATTTAATAACAAATACTTGTCTGTACCTAATAATTCTCCAAAATTTTCTCAAACTAGTAATAATTATGTAATTAAGGTTGGACCTACTAAAGATTATTCTGAAAGTCCCTCATTATTTGCCCAAAGATTAGATTTAGGAGGAGCTGAAAGAGTGGGATATCCAAAATATGCATTACCTAAATTACACAGTGGAACTGGGCCTCATATGGAAATTGTTATACAAAATAATAAGAATTTAATTAATAAATCTATAGGAACTTATGTAGATAAATATATACCAACTCAAGAAACTAGTGGAAAATTTATTGGTGTAGGAAGTATTGAACCGAATTCAATGCATCCTATTTTAGATAATTCTTCGGTTCCTAGGCATTACTTTAATAGTGGAGTGGTAGATATAATTGATGAAAGCGGTAAAAAAATAGTAAGTAAAAATGTAGATAGACCTTATTCTAAACTAACACCAGAAGAAAAACGTGATATATTAGATCATGAGTTACATCACACTATAGATTTAATTTTTAGAGGGCCTGATAGACAGTATAGTCCTATGGGAAAATTTTTAGATTTTAGTAAATTAGACAAAGGTCCAAATCCAGATTATTTTAAGGATCATGTATTTGTGAACGGAAGTAGCTGGAATGAAGTAGCTCCTAGAGTAACACAGATAAAAAACTTTCTAGGAATAACAGACGGTAAAACATTGATGACTGCAGAGTCTTTAAAAAGAGGGTTTGAAAAATACATAGAGTCTGGGAGAATAGATAATGACATATCTACTTTGTACAATGCTGTTACTGACTGAGAAGAATTTGCAAAATGAGTTAATGCTTCAGTTCCTGCAATTGGAGCTTATGTACTAGTAAGAGGAAAAGACAATAAAATATCAGGAAAAAAAGTAGATAAGCATAATATATATTAGAATAGTATGAAAGAAACAATAATTGAAATAGCAGATAAAGAATATAAAGTATGATTATAAGAACAAAATCTTTAAAAGACTTTATAGAAAGGGCAAAAATAAGGCATAATAATAAATATGATTATAGTAAAACTGTTTATAGCAAAACACATGAAAAGGTTACAATAATATGTCCAGAACACGGTGAATTTAAACAAACCCCTCATAATCATCTTGCTGGACAAGGGTGTCCAAAATGTGGAATACTAAGTACTAGAAATAGTCATAAGAAATATAACACAGCTAATATAATTGAAAAATTTATAGAGATTCATGGAGAAATATATGATTATAGTAAATTTATATATAACGGATTTAATACAAAATCTATTATAATATGTAAAACTCATGGAGAATTTTATCAAACTCCATCATCACATTTAAGAGGACTAGGGTGTGCAAAATGCGGACACGAAAAAACAGCTAGTAGCAAACGTAGTTCAATATTAGAATTTATTAGTAAAGCTAATATTATCCATAATAAGAAATATGATTATTCAAAAGTAAATTATATAAATAGTAAGACGAAAGTGACAATTACGTGTCCTATTCATGGAGAGTTTCTTCAAAGTCCTAGTATTCATCTTAGTGGATCGGGCTGCCCGAAATGTTCAGGAAAACTTAAGTATACAAAAGACGAATGAATTGAAAAAGCAAATAAGAAACATAACTTTAAATATGATTACTCTAATGTAGAGTATATTAATAATAAAACTAAAGTAAATGTTATTTGTCCAATACATGGACCATTCTTTCAAACACCAAATGATCATTTAGACGGATGTGGATGCCCTAAATGTAAAATAGACAATCAGCGATTTTCTATTGAAAAAATACTTGAATTAATGAAAGCTACCCACGGTAGTAAATATGATTATTCTAAATCAGATATAAAAACAACTGCAGATAAAATAAAAATTATTTGCCCTGAACATGGTGAGTTTTGACAAACTCCAGGAAATCATATATATTTATCACATGGATGCCCCAGATGTAGGCTCAAAAATCAAAATCATATATTTGAATTTTTTAGAAAGAATTTGCCCAATAAAACAATTCTTTGAGAATATTCTCCTGATTGACTTTATCCACAGAGAATAGACATCTTTATAAAAGAACTGAGTGTAGCAATAGAGTATAACGGAGAACAACACTACACTCCCATAGATATTTTCGGAGGAATAGAAACATTTAATAAACAAAAGGAGCTAGATGTAAGAAAATATAATAAGTGCGTTGAAAACAGATGTAAAGTATTTTATATTAAATATAATTATACTGATCAAACATTAAATGATATATTAAATGAACTTAGATAAAAAAATAAAGGTGTATGTCGGGAACAAAGAGTACATAGCTTATGTTGCAGAAACAGAAGAAGACAAGGTACAGGGGCTGTCTAATGTAACCCAGCTAGATTGGAATGAGGCGTTGTTGTTCGATTATTCTGACGATCCTCAGGACTCTTTAGTTTTTAATACTAAAGACATGAATTTTCCTATCGACATTATTTTTATAGATGATAACGATGATGTAGTAGCAATTGCACAAGGAATACCTGGATCTAATGAATCTATTCAGTGTATTGCCGAGTCAGATGAGAAACTCAAATATGTCTTAGAAGTTAATGTTAATTCAGGAATTCGTTTAGATGATGAAATAGATATAGAAGATAATGACGAATTTGGAGATGTTGATGATGACTTTAAAATGTATATCATTGGATCTGACGGAAAGCCTCAAATGGATTTAGTAGGAGGTGAGCGGATTTTCAGTCGAAAAAATTCTAGAACTCTAATTAAATTAGCAAAAAGAGCAAATAAAAGTAAAAAAGATTCAGATTATAAAAAGCTAGGAAAGATCGCATTTAAGTATCTATATCAACAAGATAATAGACCTGAAGAATATGTTAATTTACCAGAAGATAAGAAATAAAAAAGGGAAGTATATAATACTTCCCTAAGAAGATATTAACTATCTTCTTCAACCCTATATTATCTCATGTTTAATCTAGCATCTCCTAAGAGAGTGAAATAGACTCTAATTTCATTCTTGGGTTATGATACAAAGATAACAATATATAATTAATGTACCAAAAGATTTGCATAAAAATTAACCTGTATGTAAATTTTAGTAATTTTATTTGGATATTAAAAATTAAAGTAGTAATTTTGGACATTAAATGAATAAATGCTAATTTAGAGTTGAAGATACCTTAAAATTAATAATTTAAATTATGAAAATTAGAGAATATCAAGAAGGAGGCAACATGCCTTCAGCTCCAGCAACAGGAGCTCCTGCTGGTCCTGAAGGGGGCCAAGATCCAATCATGCAAATTGCTGACATTTTTGCACAAGGACTCCAGAGTGGAGATTGTAATATGCTAGCTCAAGGAGCTCAAATGTTTATTCAACTTATTTCACAAGCCATGAACCAAGCAGGTCCTCAGGGTCCTGTAGATCAGGCTCCAGAGGGAGAACCTGTATTTAAAAAGGGAGGAAAGATTGTTAAGCGCAAAAAGTGTAGTAAGTAGATCATTGAAAGATAAAAGGGAGGTTTGAGATGATCAATCTCCCTTTTTAAATATAATACAATAAGTGTAATAAAATGGCACAAATAATTAAGCACCAAGACGGTGGTTCTACTTCTCGAAAATATGGCACTTTCACAATAGATGGCAATGCATACGAAGTTAACGATGAGTTTCTTAACCAAATGGCGAGCTATGGAAAATCACTAGATGGTGATACTGCTTACCAATTTGGAAAAATAACTGATGCACTCAGAGCTGGAAAAAATTTATCATACAATTCAAGTTCAGATAGTCTTTCGGGAGATGTTCAGTTTGACACAACTAGAGCCCAGGGGAATCGTCTCAAAAACCGTAGAAGTAGATTTGGAAGATGACTTGGAAACACATGAAGAGGTAAGGAAGAAGCAGCAAGAAATGCTATCCATTCTTTACGAAATTTTACATATGTAAAACCCACTCCAGGAGGTACTAATTATGACTGGTCTGGGAAAATAAATGTAGAATATAAAAGGGACAAGGACGGAAAATTTGAAGTTGTTAATGGAAGAAAAGTATTTATCAATGGAGCCAATAACGTAGCAGCTTTAAAAAGATTAGGGTCAATAGAAGAAATACTTAAATACACTGACAACGACCGTTTTAAAGGTTATAACAATCTCAATAAACAAGCATATATAGACTTTTATAATAAATTAGGGCCTACTGGAATTCAAGCTCTTAAGGAGAGGATTGAAAATGGAACATGAACTGAGGAAGATAAACTTGCCTTAGATGACATTGGAATTTTTTTAGGGGATGAACCTTCTCAGGAAGATATAGAGAGAGCAAAGCTAGAAGCAGATCCAACTACTGCTGCTGAGCAAGTAGCACGAGACAAATATGCTAAAGCAGGTATAGATTATAATCTAAGGAACTTGTTTGGTATTGATGATAATGGATCAGTAGTAATTACTGACCCCACTTTAAGATCTTATATAGGATCTGACAATGTGTGGTTAAATGATGAATTTCGGGATGCGCATAAAGAATATGCTAGTTATATCCCAGAGAAAACAGGTTTTTTTGTTATTGACGGTAAGGTTTATAGAGGAGATGATCTAGAATCTCTCTCTAAGATTAGAGCATATCTGGACTTTGTTGAAGAAAACAAAAGGACAGCAGGAAACGCATCTAACATCAGACAGTATTGGAGTGAAGCAAGATCTACATCTCCTTGGAATAGTACTTCTGTAGATCCTGAAGGAAATCCTGTATGATCACCTTACTTTGCCCCAGGTAAATTTGCTGCAGATGTAAGTGGAGAGTATGTTAGACAGACAGGAGATCCTCTAATATATGATTACTTTCCAAATTATGATGTAAATGATTCTTCTCAATTTGATGTTTATGGGCATCCTTTGAGATCTCTAGCAGAAAGAGTATATATCGATCCAGTTACAAAACAAAGAGTGGAGTTTAATAAAACACTGCAACCACAGTTAAATAAGGATGCTATTGGATCATATTATGATAATATTCATAGTACAGCATTTAATCCATATTATACTATAGGAAATCAAGGAGGATATAAACAAGTTGCTAATGTTGGAGATGTACGTAATCCAAATTCTATGGCTGCTTTATATTACAATCCAGAACTTGATAGATACTATTATTTTGATGAAAATCCTGGAAATAATAATCTTACTCTCAATAGTAAGTTAGAAAGTAATTGGGATAAAATGAGGGACTATTATTGAAATATAGACCCTAGGTTAGGCTCATATATAAAAGAACATCCTGATATATTAAGGGATCAAAATGTTAAAGCTTTAATAGGGGAAACCATACAAAATCCATATCTAGCTCTAATTTCATCTAGGAGACAAACGGACTTCTCTAAGATAATGAGTTCTTATCCAGAACTATATAAGTTATTGCAAGATCTATATAAATCCCAAACACTACAATATGGAAATGATGTAAGGCAGTTTAGTGGATCAGGAGGAAATACAGACTTACGAAGAATTACCACTCCTGAGGAGTTAGAGAGAATGGGCTTGGCTTATAGGGTTCCAAAGAATAAGAAGGGAGGAATATTAAAACACCAGATTGGTGGAGTTGCTTCAAATAGAAAGAACTCATTTAAAGCTAGTGGAGAAAGTATCCAGCAGTCAAAATCAAAACTAAGGTCCGCGGGAGAAGAAAAAGTTATTGGAGATGGAACTGCTTTAAATGCCTCAGACAAAGCAGAATTAGCAGCTCTTATAGCAGATGCTGCTTCACTGGGAGCTACATTTGTTCCAGTATATGGGAATGTAGCTGGAGCAGGTATAGGAGCTGTAGGATCTCTGACTGGCTTTGGAGCTGATGTTGCTCGTGACGGTCTTGATTGGGGAGATATTGGCAATCTTGCTTTGAACCTAGGTTTAGATGCAGCCACATTACTTCCTTGAGTTGGAACAGGGGCTAAGGCAACAAAAATTGCTAAAGCACTTAAGAAATCTGGGGCAGTTGCAAAAGCAGTAGGAGCTGCAGTAAGTGGAGGCAGTGCTTTAGAAGGACTTAAAGTAGCTTGGGATAATATCCAGGATGGAAAATGAACTATTAGTGATATACGTACCGTATTAAATGGAATACGAGGTGTAGCTAACATCAGTCGTATAAAAGGTAACGCTAAAACTAAAGGAAGTAATAGTAATACTGTTACTTTAAAACCTAAGATTAAAGGATTACCTGAAATTAAATTAAACAGATCTGAGCTAGAATCTATAAAGAAAGCTCCTCAAAATTCAAGAACTGATAAACTTGAGGAATTAATTATCTCTCATCTTCCAAAAAAAGCTAAAACTGATAATATTGAAAATATCTTAGAAGCTTATGGGGTAAAAACTTCAGGAAAAATAAATTGAAACTGAAAAACCCCTTTAAAAGTTGAACGGAATAATACAATTGATGTGGACCAGTTTAAATATGACAAAACTCCTGGAGTATATAGAAATCCTAATGAATTAGGATGGTGAAATTGAAACAGACGAGCTTCTATCAGAGATGCTAAAACCAATAGAAACAATCCATATTTTAAGGACTTTGCTAGAGTCCAAACAAATGAGATTCCTTCAACTCCATTAGAGGTAATAAGACGCCCTGAGATTGATGGAGGTATTACCAGATCTCAAATATTTGAGCCTGGTATCAGGATTACAAGTTTTAGTAGAAGGCCCATTACTAGACCAATATATTCAAACTTAGCTCCTGATCTTGGATTCTTTAGTGATAATCCTGATGTTAGAGTCTACTTTGATATTGCTGAGAGACCTACATTTTATAAAAAAGGAGGAAAAGTAGTAAAAGCTGACAAAGGTACTAATAGTGACTGATTCCTTGGAAAAGATGGAAAACCACTTAATGTTTCTGGAGACACTGTGACAATTACAGCTAAGTCTTTGGGAGGTAGACCTAAAATCGATTTTGGAGGAGTTACTTTATCTACTAAAATAGATCCAAATATTCGTAAAGGAGCAGCTAAATTAGCAGAGGCTGGAAATACAAAGGCTAAAATGGATCTCTTTGGTCAACTTGAACAAGAAGGAACTATAGGACAGAGTATGTATGGCCATGGAGAGTCAAAAGGAGACTTTAATCTTAATCCAGATATGTTATTAGGTATTGGAGATTTTCTTGCTTCTAAGATGGGAATCAATCGTACTGCTCAAAAAATGAAGGATGCCATTCGTAAAGGAATGATTGGTTCTCAACAACAAATGCCGCCTGAGTTCTACTCTAGATTTAGTGATAATGGATTACATAAAATGTATGATGACCGCATTAAAACGATGCGTCAATATAAAACAGTTACAAACGATCCAAATCAAGCAACAGCTGAAAGACTTATAAGGGATGCAAATATTGATCAAATGGAGAATGAGAGAGATACTAAGTTTTCACAAATGATCGATCAATATAACGATAAATCGCTTGCTCAAAAGCAGCAATATGCTAACCTAAGAACTCAAATCGCTAATGAGAATAGAAATAGGTGAAATCAAGGATTAGCACAGTTAGATATGATAGATGCAAACAAAGTTGGACAGCAAACTCAGAATATCAAAAATCTTATCTATCAATTCCGCCAGGACAATGCACGTGATCTTCTAGAAAAACAACAAGCAGAAATGATGAGCAAAAGACTAAAAGCTCAAAATGATTTTGAGTCTGAATTAAGATCACGATTTGGGAATTTATATACACCTGATAAAGAAAAAACTCACGGTAGTTTTGAGAACTTTATACTTAGAGAACATAATAAGGAGTACTCAAACCTATATAATAAGTACTTTGCTAATCTTTATATTGATGCATATAATGAAGGTCCTGCTCACAGTTGATGGGGTAGAAAGAAAATTGCTCCTTATGAGGCTCCTTATCAATACACTCCACAGGAAGGAATCTGAAATACTGTAATAAGAAAGCAGGGAGGGACTATACCACGATTTAGAGATACAAGTGAGCAAGCATTTTTAGACCAACAGAAGGCTATTAATAAAGCAATAAATGATCTTAACAATAATATCATTAAGCTTTTTATAAAAATGATGTCATAAATTATGAGGATAAAGGAATATCAAGCTGGGGGTATTTATTATACCCCCTTTTTTAGAGATTCTGTTAGTCAACAGAGTCCTCAGACTCAATCTAATACTGCATCTTCTTCAAAAAGTACTAAAGAAGATGATTTAATCCAAAAAGAGATTGTAAATGTATTAAAAGAGAATGGTCTTCCTAATGATGTTGATTATTTTCTTTCTAAGGCAGATATGTTTCTAAGAAAATCTCAAAATATAGGATCCTTATTTAGTCCCAATCAACACATTACATATGACATGTCTGATTTAATAAGACTTCAATCTTTAGCAAATAGAATTAAACATAATAATGTGTTATATGAAGACGCTAGAAATCAGATTATTGAAGAAGGTTCTGGATCTGAAGCAGCTATTACTAATACTGGAAGTCTATATGTAATAGATAATAACGAAGAGATAAAAACTATATCAGCAAATGCTTACCACAGTAATCCTAATGAGTATAGAGTATTAACCAATTCAGAACTAATAAAACTTAGAGAGGAACAGCCAGAGCTTGCTTTTAATGGAACTATTCTAACAGATTTATCTAATACTGTTGGTATGAAATCAATAGTCGATTATGTTAAATCAACTATAGGATCATTTGGGACAAATAAAGCATCAAATAAATTTGACAAATATACAGCTAAACAGAAGACTAAAATAGAAGAAGGATTTGAGCAACTACTAGGTTTAGATTCTCCAGATGGAATATATAAAGTGTCTACTGATATTCAAAAGGAAGATCAAGGATATAATGATTCTGAAAGTCTAAAGGCAGCAGTAAATTATCTTTATAGGACCCTTCCTAATAACATGAAAAATGTACTAAGAGCTAATGCTGCTGCTGAAGGTTTAAATCCAAACAATATAAGTGATGTACAACATCTTCTAACCATGGCGGTTGTTGAACATACTAGTCATTCTAATAGTATGGAACAAACCTTAGATTATGATGCTTCTGCTAGTAAAGGATCTGGAGCTGGAGGGCCAAATGAAAGATGAGAGGAAATGACTCGTGAAGAAATGATGACTACTGGAGAGGGAGGAGTTAAGTACACTCCAACGATTATCTCTTCTTCCAAGTCTAAGAATGGTATTGAAATACTAGCCCAGCCTTATGGAAAGCCTTTAGATACTTCTGGAAAACAAATAGGGATGGGTACAATAAGGGATATTTTTGGAAAAGAAGATAGAATTGGATCTAGTATAGCTTTAAATTCTGTGTCTTATGGAGATAAGATTTTAAATGAAAATGATTTAGACTATATAGTATATGACGGAGTAAGTAATATAGAGCGGGCTTACTTACCTATAAATCAAACTATATACGCTACAACTGGAAAAATTGTTCCTGATTTAGATTCTATTCGAAGGTACAAAGAATTTAAAAAATGAATGGATGACGGATATGGAGTTCTTCCAAACAGTATAATTATGAAAATGAATGAGCTCAATCTAGATTTAGTTCAAGATCCAAATACTAAAGAATGGATCTTTAGAGATATAAGACCATTCTTTATGGTTAATGGATATGCTAGTGATAAGGCAGTTGATTTAGATGAGGATTCAGAGTGGATTGATCATGTTGATAGAGCTCAGGGAGATAGAATTTTCGATGTTTACAGTAAGTATATAAATTATGGGTCTGATGTAGCAAGTAAGTCTAAGAAGAGGGATGATTTCAGTGGAGGCTGATTTGGAAATGCAGGGTCAATGTATAAAAGTATTATATTCTTACCAATAACAGATGCTGCTATAGCAACAGTCACCTCTAATCACCAGTTAACAACTTCCAGTTCTTATGTAGACATTCTAAATAGAAGAACTCTTTTAGAGGAAAAACAAAATATACGAACAAACTTTTAACTTATGATAGAGCAGAAGAAAAATGATTGGTTGGCAACTTTATTTTTTTCGCCAGATAAAACTCCACAAGATTTAGCAAACTTAGGTATTACAGCTGATAACTCTAGTTTACAGGAAAAAGAGTACTATAAAAGTATTCCTGAAATTCAAGAAGCATTTAAAAACGAATCAGGAGGATTTGATAATGCTAAGTTTGATAAATATTATCAAGAAGTACTTGATTTATATAATTATGTAGATAATGCTAAATTAGAGAGTACTACCGTTGATTTTTATAGTTATGATCCATATGATTATTTTGCTCCCAGCACTGGTAAAAAGAGGGATGTTGCTCCAAGGATAGTACAGTTTGCAAATCCCGAAAGAAGAAGTAGAGGACTAGCTAACTTACGAGAAGCTTCTGCTCCTACAATGTCCTTAAGAGAGGTCGCCCAACAGAATAAAGTATTTAATTATGATACACAAAAGTTTGAAGATTGAACACCTAATGACTGAGGAGGATTATCAGCTATAACGAGACCTACTCTTGTTTTTGCCCAATGGGATGAAGATGGTACCCATATAGTAAACGGACGAGAGGTAACACATAAAGCAGGTGATTATAAATTTGATGAAGAGGGAGACCCTTTTTATGAAACATTAGGGAATAGATCACTCACAGGGAAAGATATTCTACATATATCTGATACTTTAACAGTAGATGGCAGTAAATGAAATAAATATGATTTCTTTGACTCTGATGGTTTGGATAAGAGTGTTACAGGAACAATTGTAAAAACTCTATTCAAGGTAGGTCCTATGTTTTTTGCTCCTATTGGAAAAGTATATGGAGGATTAACAGCTGCTATTGAGTTAGGTAAATTATTACCAGCTTTATATAGAAGTTTACAAGGTATAGCCACAGGAGATCTTTCAGCATCAAGATCTGCCCAAACAGCTACTGATATTCAAGCATGATTTTCTAGGTTTGATAGTAGTTTGTCTGATAGAGGAAAACAAGGATTTTTTAATCTTGAAAACCTTGGAAAATTAGTTGAAGACAGCTCTATGCAGCTATTCCAACAAAGAGCAATTAGTAAAATTCCTTTATGGTTTAAGAAGAAAGGAGAACCTATTAGTGAAAATGCTGTAAAATGAGGGCGAGGATTAGCCCTTGCTTACATGGCAGGAACTTCATCTACTGATGCTTATGATGCTTTTAAACAAGCAGGAGCTTCAGATAGAGTAGCAGGGCTTGGTATGCTGTCTGTTATGGGAGCTATGTTTGGATTAATGAATAATGATTATTTCAAGGATTTCTGGTTTAGAAATACGTACCTTGATAGATCAAAAGTTAGGTCTGTAATAAAAGACTCAGCTAATAAATTAACTGATAAAGAGTTTGCTTCTAAAACATTGTCCCAAATTTCAACTCCAAAAGGTGCTGCCAAATGGGTTTTAGATATGCAGAAATCTATGGCGCAAAAAATCTCTAATATGAAACCTGGAGATTTAACATATGATGCCTTTAATGAAGGATTAGAAGAAACTATAGAGGAGTTATCAACGGATGCAATAAAAGCATTTTATTCAGGTCTTAATACAATAGGTTTAGTAGATCAGGGTCAACAGTATAACTTTGGTATTACTGCTGAGGATATGATTTCCAGGTACTTTACTTCATTCATTGGAGGTGGAATTGGAGGTGCTATATTCAGTCTACATAATAAATGGGAATCTAGAAATAATCCAGTTCTTAACAATGCTATAAAAGGTGGTGGAGACAGTCTAAGAGAAATTGTGTATCTTCTTAGAGAAGGAAGAGGTCAAGATCTTAAGAATGAATTAAATAGGTTATATTCTGCGGGTAAGCTTGCAAGTACTAACTTATCTGGAACTGAGTTTGAAGTTGTTAAGAGCGGAGATCAGAATGCTATCCAATATAAGCCTGCAGAAAAGGGGAATTCTCAAAATGATGTAATATATAAACAGTTAAATTATTATATTGATAGAATAAATGAAGTTCTAAAGGAAGAAGGCTTAGATATAAGTGATAATGAGTTACAATGGATAACAGAACAGGCAGATATATTAGGAAAACCAGTTGAACAGATTAGACAAGCTTATTTATTAACTAAGCAAAAGCAAAAGCAAGAAACTATTACTAAAAAAATAGTTGATTCTGGATTGTATAGCCAAGTATTCGAAGATTGGAATGATCTTACATCCCAAATGGTACAGGTAAAAACTGAGTTAGAAAATATGCTAACTCCAGAGGAGACTGAACCTAAAACTCCTAAGGATATAGATTCTAAAATTGCTTCTTTAAGAAATAATAGTGAATATCAACGTTTAAGACTTAAACTTGATAACTTAAGAGCAGAGAGGAATTCTATTATCAATGGAGAAAGAAATGATTATTATACAGGTCAACTGTTATTTGCTGCTAATCCTCAATTAGTTAACAATTTTGTTTCTGGATTTGGTATACACAATTTTACTAAGTATAAATATGGTAAGGACTATAATACTTTAACTTCGGATGAAAAAGCTAAAGTTGATGCTGAGTATAAAGAGTATAGTGCTTCTCAGGAAAAAAGCAAGGTATTAACAGCATATAATATTTTTACTCAGATGCAAGAGAAAATGATACCTAGTATCATAGATGTTGCACAAAGAGTAAAAAACAGTTCAGGAGTTTATCTCGCAGAGACTACACAATATAAACTGTTATATGAACAAACTAATCAAACTATTGAGAAAAAGAGAAATGAACTAGATACAGCTCTAAAAGCTCTTCCTGAAGGAGTAGATACTACAGAGGAGATAGAGAAATTAAGAGCTGATATCCAAGTTCTCGAAACATATCTTGAGGGAGTTAAGAATTTTAAGTTTGGAGTTCTTAATACAGCTTTAAGTGAGTCTGGACGACGTATACTGGCTCGTCCAAATTGAACTGAGGATGGTATATTCGCTTTTACAAATTATGCTACAACATATAAAGATTATCTTAATTATATAAAGAATAATGGTTTATATTTAGATTTGGTCGATAGTGACCTAGCTAGTATTTTACAAAGTTGGACATCTGTTAATGATCTAACAGAAAATACTGTTCAGAATTGAACAAGTAGAATTCAACATGAGTTAAATAGTGACGATCTTAACTTAGAAGCAAATGACCCTCTAGTTGAAGGTTTAGCAAGCGGTTTAACTAATATTGTTGCAGACATCAAACGAAATGATATTAATGCTGCAATTAATGATTACGAATATATTATTAGCTCAGACTTAATTGACTCAGCAGAAGAATTAGATATTACTTTAGAGGAGTTAATTGATAAGTTACTACCTTCAATTGGAGACGACTCATTTATAGGCTACTTGAAAGACATTAAAAATCTAAAATCCCAAATTAGTTTTTCTCCAGCGTATGATTTAATAGAAGCTGCTAGTAAGGTTGCAGAAACTGATAATTCTGAAGTTTTAGATTTAATAAGAAGTGAGCAAATGAACTTCTTAAACTCTAAAGCTGTTGAAGACTATGTTATTAGAGATAAAAATGCTTTAGTTAGATTAAAGGAAACAAAACAACTTATTGATGCTATAAGTGCAGTGCTAGATGCGTCTGTTGAGGGTGGGTTTAACACTCAGATAAATCCCTTTAGACAACAATTACAGAAGGAGTTACTACCAACTATTACTGTTGAGGCTGATATTAACTTAGTTAAAGATCTTAATAGAATCACAACACAGTTACAAACATTAATTGATATATCTGAACGAAACCAAGCTCAGAAACTTAGAGAACAGAAAGATATAGCAATTAATATGCGTCAAAAGTTTGTTAGTTTATTAGTAAGTCCTGATTCTCTAATTAAAGATAAGTTTGCTTCCGAGTTTGGGATAAACCTAGAACAGCTCAGGACTGAATTAAACATACCTTTAGAGATTACTGAGGAAAATTATAAAGATCTTGAAGAGGCTGCAATACAACTAGAAACAGCTATATTCTCACAGATTAATAAATCTAATCTATCAAGTACAGAAATAGCACAGAGGCTGGTTGGATTATTTAATCCACAGGATTTAATAAGTGGGAAACCTACAAAATTAAGTAAGGATCCAGATACAGTTATTACTGATTTTGATCAGTTAATTTATCTAGCAAGCATTATAGCTACCCCATCTCAAAATTTCTATAATGAATTAAGGAAGATTATAAGTAATCCAGAGTTCACAAATGCTCCAATATTTTCTCAGGAGTATGCAGTACGAGTTGGATATTCACAGGTTCTAAACAAAGAGATTTTTAATAGTATAATATCTCAGATTAAGAACCTAGCTGAAACCACTTCTACAGATGAATATATACAAACAAAGAGCCCTCTAAATAATGTAATAACTATTTATGGAGGGGCTGGAGTTGGAAAGACAAAAGGAGTAGCTTATTTACTTAAGTTAATGCTTCCAAAGGCTTCGATTATAACATCTGCTCCTACAAGGAAACAAACTGATAATCTATCAAGAAGTATCCAACATGAGGGAGGTTCTCTTACTAAGAACGAATTAATTGAAAAAATACTTGGTAGACCTTTACAAAGCACTGATATTAAACCTATTAGTAATGTTGCAGTTACATCTGATATTACTATTAAGGTAAATTCTGATAATCTTTTTGGTGATGCAAAAAATAAAATATTATTTCTTGATGAGGTCAGCTGGTATAATAGAATTGAGCTGGAGTTAATCAGTAAGTGAGCAAGACAGAATGATGTTGTAGTAGTTGCTTTAGGTGACTATAAACAAAATGCGTCATTTGTAATGTACGAGAATAAGCGTGCAGACTGTGGAGTAGAAGATACATATGTTGTTAAAACCCCTGACTTAATAGCGCCTTTAAGACCAGATAACATTGCAAAGTATGATAACTATACTAGACTAGCAGAAGCTTTAGATAAAGTTTACGAACAATATTATAATGATCCTGCAATAAGTCCATCTACACTGGATACATTTACAAAAGAATATTTAAATGCTAATAAGATAGAATTTAAGTACTTTGAAGATTCAGGAACATTTGGAGGAGAGAAAATTGTACCTGAAGGAGATATATTACGTTATATAGAGCAGTTTAAACGTTTGTCTGGTGATGTGGCCGTTATAACTGACAATCCTGAAAAATATAATGTAATAAAAGGTGTTAAGGTTGTAGCATTAAATAGTGTACAAGGAGATGAGTTTGATTACGTAGTTATTGATAAGAACTTTGGTCTTGATGATACAGGAAAAGGACGTGGAGATTACTATAAACTAAAAGACTTGTATACATTATCTCAGCGTTCTCGAAAGGGAACTATTATTGTTAATAGTGGTTTAGGAGACATTTTTACATCTAAACTGGATCAAACGGCAGCTGGTAATATTGAAATGCCTGAATCTCAAATTACAGATTTTAGGAATTGAAGAACTAGTTTACTGGAAGGAATTCCTAGTGAAACAATTACTTGGGAGCCTCAAGAAACTTCTGTACCACCAATTACAGTACAAGAAGTACCTCCAGTAGAAACAGCTGAGAAAGTACCTGTTAAGACAGAATCTGTACAAAAGGAACCTGAAATCAAGGACGTACCAACAGCAACTGCTACTACTAATCCTGTAAGTCAAACTCCTTATAATCCAGAGCCCGCTCCTGTTACAGATATACAAGAAGTAGTAGAGCCTAGTGAAATTAAGGAGACTACACAAGCTGTTGTTGCTATGCCTGCTATTTCGCCTAATGATATCGTAAGTAGTGCAGAAAGTTATATTGATTTTATACGGAATGATCTATTTAAATATTACAAGACCTCTGAAAATAGTTTCCAAAAATATTTAGGGATAAGTAATCCTGAGGATGTCAAAAAACTGACAAACTTACTTAGATCTTATTTTGTTTATGGGTATTATAAAACAAATACCCCAGAGTTAGCAACACGATCTAATAAAGCTAAAAATATGATACCTCAGCTAGTCAGAAGTATTAATCCAAAAGCAGTAACTAAAGTTAGAGAGTTAGTAAATCTACCTCATCAGTTTATTATTGTTCCTTATAATCAAAGAGGGTTATTAATAGCTAGAATAGGTCAGACTGATATTCCATTATTAATAACTGATCCTCAGATTGGGGAATATTATGGAGACATTGAACTTGCTTCTAAGTTTAAGTATATAACTGATGCTCCTAATGTTCATTCAATTGACCTAGCTGATTTTAAGAACTCAGAAATTAATAGTGATCGCCTATCTATAGTTTTTAGTGAGCCTATAGTAATATCTGCTAGTGAACAAGACTTGCAAAATTTTGATGACTCTCAGAAAAAATGGGTTTTAGGAGATTTAGGAAGAGCTGGTAATAATGGAAGAACATTTTTCTTAGTTTCAAATGATCCATTTATTGATGATACTGACTTTAGAGCATTTTTGGAGCCAGTTGTAGTAGACAATAAGGTTATGTGAACTACTCAGCACAATGATTCTATAGCTATCATTGGAATGAACTGAGTTACTGACTTTGAAACAATATTACGTACTGCGAAAACTCACAGTAAAAATAAGCATGCAGATAGCATCATTAATGGAGATAGAGCAGGACAAATAATAGGCATTGCTTATAAGGTAGCTCCTGAAATTGTTACTCGACGAATCAAAACTTATCTTAAAGGTAACAATGATACTCTAAGAGTACGTGTAGGCAATGATCTTATTTCTAATGTAGAATCAGTTGATGATATACTTAAGAAGTATCAAGGTCAAGAAATTGATATAACCTTTGGTTACATTGATCCAAAGAGAGGATTTATCCCTGACCTTAAAGGGGAGTGGTCTATTAATAGAGTTTTTGAGAATAGAAGAGATTCTGAGAATTTCAACCAAGCCCAAATAAACGAAATTGATAGATTATGTAAGGAATCTCCTAAGTTCAAACAGGGAATTTATGCAAGGGATATTAGAAGAGGAGATATTAACGGAATTTATAGAAGTACTGATTTAGGTCATAGTTATATAACTAATACTAAGGAATTAATTGGAAATGACTTCAAGATTGACAGTACCAAGATCAATAGACCAAACACAGCAACAGAAAATAGTATCGTTGATAAGTTAAACTTACAGCTTTCTGCTTTAGGGGTTGATAGAATAATATCTGATCAGTCTAATATAGAAAGTACAATTGAAGATATAAATAAAGAAATACTCAATTCTGCAACCACAGCAAGACTAAGTCTACTAGACTTTGATGGAGAAAATATAGTACTAAAAGAAGGTAATTATATCGAGTATATGATTGCCAATTATCTAAAAGTGCCTGTAAATTCTATTACATTTCCTGATACAGGAACTTTGAATTTTCGTCCATTTTATGTATCTTTACAAGATCAAACAAACAGTTATGTAGCGTTTGATGATGAAAATGGAAACACATCTATCAGAGAGTTTCCGATAATTGATAACTATATTAAACTATATACATTTTTAAGAGAAAATAATGACTTAATCAGAAATAACGCTAGTATATTGAAATATACTACAGCGTTAGTTAATAATCAAGAAGTTGACTTAGTTACAGCTAAAAATTACTGAAATGAAGTTTCTACGGATCCAATGTATGAGTCTGTGAGACAACAAGTAGATGAATATTTAATATCAAAATTAATGAATAATGAGTGTTAAATGTGGATATTCGAATAAATATTATCCTTTGTTAACAGGAATTTTTTCGAGAGATGTAAGTGAAACAAAAGAAGAGTTCAGAAAATTTGTTGAAGATACTTTCTTAGATCCTGATTCAGTATATAGGAAGTTTATGAGTGGAGTTGATTTAAACTCCACTCAAACTCCTGTATTTAAAGTAAAACAGGTTAGTAGTAGAACTGGTATGGAAGTTAAAACAGATAGTGATTCAGCACAACAGTATTATGTAGGAGAAGCTCGTCAATATAATAAGATGGCAAATGACTTCACCAAAACAATTATATCATTATCTGTATTTAATCTGGAAACTGAAACATTTGTCAATCCTAATCAAGTGGTTGGAGACAGTTCCTTCCTTAATAAGGGAATATTTGAATACAAGAAATCCTTATTAAACACCATTGCACAATATATAGGAGAATCTTTAAATAATTTAGACTCGCTTTCTATTACTGATGTAAATGATACCTTCAATAATATTCTGAGTAAATTTGAAAGTATTATTAACCATAGTGCTGAGCATGATTCAAATTATTACAAAGCATATAATGCATTTGTTACCTTAAAGACCTTTGATGATCTTCTAAACGAATTAACTCCTTTTGTAAGAATTAATCCAGAATATGAAAAGGCATCCCAGTATTCAAAGCAAAGATATATATATGTTGGACCTAATGTTCAACATTATACTGGATTTAGTACCAATGAGTATGCAGATATTAAAGATTCTGTAAGCGACCTAGCTAAAATTCTCTTAAAATATTTTCCAGAAGTAAATATTAATGGAGAGATCATCGAAGGAACTTCAATTTCTTTATCTGGATTTAACTCAGCAATGGGTAAATTGAAGATGTGAGCTGAAGATAGTACTAATCCAGAAGTTCAAGAAGAACTTAGGAAAGGCACAAGAATGGATATGGGTAAGTTGATTAGTATGTATGAAGACGCACTATCAACCAACAAAAATATCATGCCTGAACATACCACATACTTAAGGTCCAAATTGGCAGGTATTAGGAGATTTATATACAGTCCAAGAATGAATCAAGATATTAAAGATATGTTTACTCATCTTGTAGAAAAAACTGTATTATCAAGTTATGTAAGTTACAATCAAATAGGAGAAAATAGTCCTCTAGAAGTAAGAAACCTTACGGAACGAACTGTACTTATGCAAAGTTACTTTATAGATGATGTTATTAAAGCTGCTTCTGCATATTGAAAAAATAATAATGGTAAATTTAAAGAACTATTGAGAAAACATAACATCACTGTTTCAGGAGATAAGATCAAAGTCGGAGATGCTTTAATAAGCAAAGCCCCCACAGGAGTTATATCTATAAACGGACCAGTTAATAACTTTGAACAAGTTGTTAGTGATATTGCACAACTTATTATTCCTGACGATTTTAATAATGTATCTCAACAGGTACATCCAAATAGAGATCTGACTGATATCCAGCTGTATGTGCCTGTATTAAGCACTATTATTTTCAATGTAAATTCCAATAGCACTGACAAAATCAATTATGGCCAAAGTAGGGATTTAGCAAGGGTATTAAGTGTTATTAATGGTTCTGATACTATTAATGTAATCAAGAATTCAGAGGGTAATAACTTACCACTATATCAGATGATTTGTCTAGCTTATTCTCACCGTAATATATATAATGAAATTACTCAACAGTTAGAAAAAAATCCTGATCTTCAATCTCCATACTATGATAATGCTATTTATCAAAATATTCAACATATTAGAAGTCCAAAGATTAGATCTGAGGTTACAGTAGGTAGGAACACACAGACATCAGCAAAACTAAATGAATCTGATGTAATGCACTTAGCTATTGTTTACGACTTTTATCAGAATATAACCACAAAACAATCACAGTCTGATACAGCAAATAGTCAAGTTGGTGTAATAGGACTACAATCACATGTTTATTCTGATAAAAATAAACATTTTATAATGCAGTTTGATATTAACAAGACATGGGATTTTGGACGTTTTGGATCTTTTAATTTTAAAACTATACTAGATCAATATTTTAAAACAGCTAATAAAGCTGATTTAGATAAGATTGTAAATGTATGGTTTAACACTAATAGGGCTCAGATTGAATCAACATTGAATATTATTTTCGATGATTATGAGAAGGCAATAGGACAAAGATTCAATAGTTTATCTGAATTGAAAACATATTTATCAAAACATAAGATTGATGATGTACGTAGGATGTTTGCTGATTCAGGAGTTGAATTTGTTGATGAGATACATGCTTCCAAAATTGGAAAAAGTTGGACAGTTAATGAGACAGTTGAAAATTTTGCTAATATCTTTACAGACAGAGCTAAGTTTGACACATTTGTTTCTGATCAATTCAATCAATTCTTAAAAGATACTGAAAAAGCATGGAAAACTATTTCTAAGGATAAAAATGTTGTTGAATCATTCAAAGCTAGACTACCAAAATTTGTACAGGGAAATACATTACTTAAAACAGTTAATGGAAATATTAACCCATTATTATATTCTTACTTTATTATGGATTCATTCCTAACAAATGAATATAATAAAATGATGGTTGGTAATGTATATGCACACCCAAATAAAAATAAAGAAAAACCAACATCTGAGAACTATCTACAACATTCACTTGCAGCTAGATGAATTTCACAGGTAAAGCGTATGGTTATATATGGAGCTACATATCATTCATATGCTCAAGGGTTAAAGGATGGAGTTCCTGAAAGAGTAAAAATGGCTGTAATGCCTGATATTGGATCACATGTACAAAATATATCGGGAATGTCTTCTGTTGTTGATTCAATGGATGGTTCAGGATATACAAGTCCTTTCCTATCAAGATGACAAAATGTGTCTTTAATCGATGCTGCTGTTGGAGCTAATAAAAAGACTATTTATCATGATATTGATGCTCGCTATGGACTACCAAAGCTTCTTAAATGGGCAGAATATGAAATAACTAATGCACTTCGTAGAAATTCAACAGATGTAAGTCTTGAACGATTATTTAAGAAAATGCATGATTTTGAGTTCTCAGATGATCTTTCATATTCACAAACATTTGATAATTTATACTTTAGAGATAAGAATACTGGTAGATACTATAAAATACACCAAATAACCATTAAGGACGGAATAGCTACTAGAAGACTATCTTCTGTAGATAAGTTTGGGCAAGAATTAGTAGGAGGATTAACGGATCAGCTTGATGCTAATAGTATTTATAAACTTGACCAAATATTCGGTGGAGCCTGAGCAATGGAATTAAATCCATTAACTAATAATTTACAATATTCTGAGAAAAATCTAGACTATGTTAATAAAATCATCTGTGATTATAATCTAAAAGATAATATGATTGGATGATTAGTAAACAAGTCTGCTATTAAAGTAGGTACTTCTAATCTTAACCCAAAAGCATCATGGTTTGATAATACTCCTTTATTGTATACTACAATGTCAACTAGATTTGGAGGAG